TGCAACGCAGCGCAGCAGCGGCGTGTTGGGTTGCAGTTCACAAGGGACCACATGCTGAAGAGATCGTCAGGCTGTTCGGCACCGACACCCTGCCGACCGCATTCACCGCAGCAGCACGCGCAGAGACAGTGCACCGCGTGATTGCCGATCTCAATCCTAATTGCCGAGTAATGGTCACTCGATAACCGTAACCCAACACGATCAGATGAAAGGACAGACGACAATGAAAGCAGCAGACGTACTCACCGAATACATGATCCGCACTGACGCAGGCCGATTGGATCGCGCCCAGCAGGCACTCACCTTGATGCACTTCAGCCGCTACACTCCCACGCAACCTAGCACGCTGAAGACTGCACTCTTCACGTCTTTCAACTTCAGCGGCCATTACTACAACGTCTACATACACCAGCATCATGACCTGCCCGGCGATTGGTGGCTGACCATCAACGGTCATGAGGTGGGATATCCCAGCGACACGCGTTGTGATGTGGTCAAGCGCCTCGTTCGCATGATGGCAATCGATGCGATCTCACAGTATGCGGAGGTGAAGTAATGAGCGCAGCAGTGATCTGGTTCTTCAAAGTGAACAACGATGTGCAGGGAAACCCGCACCTCTCATTCTGGGTCAATGACGGTCCCGGGCTGGAGGGCTACTGGTGCCAGACAGGCGCAGCAACGCGAGTCGATTACATCATCAACGACATTTACTGGGAGGGCTTCTGATCATGCGAGCCACATCCATGGCACTGGTCGCACACATCCTGCCCACCGGCCTTCGACGCTATGCTGGCCGCATCCGCGACATCTCAGACGAACGCCGCGCAGGCGATGGTTACTGGGTCTACCTGTTAGGTTATTGCCGCGCTGATGACTGCGCACACGGGCATCACGTTCAATCATGCGTGCACAACGTGCACGAGGACACGATAACGAAATGCGTCGAGCAGATGCAGCGCATCAAGGCCTGCGATTGCAGCGACTGCAAGGGAGGAAAGTAAATGACCATCATGACGAAGTACCACTCGCCGACCGACACACGCGGTGCACGCATCTCAGCTGTTGCGAGTACCACTCGACTCGGACGCCACACCCGCATCACGATAGGTTATCCGCATGAGCTGAGCGGCAGCGAGGTGCACGCCGCTGCAGCACGAGCGCTCGTCGTGAAGCTGGGCATGGATCCCAGCCTGCTGATCAGCATCACCGACATCTGCAACGGTGTGGGCTGGTTCACAGTGAACGGCTGAAGAGTCTTCAGAGGGGCTCACTGCCCCTCAGCCGCATGACCGCAATTTCGATTGGAGGACAGATGACAGATCAGACGACGACACACACTTTCGACATCAGGCTGGGCGAGTTCACCGCCAGCTACCACCTGTACGAAGCGACCGCACCCCGCGAGTACGACGGCTTCGGCACCATCAGCCTGCACGATCACGTCAGCGCCGGTGATCCACGCTGGGTTCTCATCCGCACTGAGCATGAGAACTGGCAGGTCAGCCGGTATGCGAGCGGGATGTACACACCGCGCAAAATGGACGCGGCGGAATTCATGGGCGTCCACGACACATGGATCACAGAGCAGCTGTACAAGCGCCTTGGCAAGGTGGACGACGCGAAGCCTGCGCCACCGGCTGATGATCGCGCTGCGAGGCTCCTGAGCACAATCGAGGGCATCGTGGCGGACCGCCTCAGCCTGTTGCAGGACGAGCTGGACGTGATCGCAGAGGACGCCTATTCCGACGCGGAGACGATTGCCGAATTGCAGGGCGACGTCCACACGCAGATGAGCCACTTCGCACACATTCTGAATGAGGCGCGAGAGATCGCAGCCGGAAACGGGAGGACGAAATGAGAACGACATCTGAAGGCAACGGATTGTATGAGGTCTCGCGCTGCCACGAGATCGGCGAGGCCTACCTTGACGCTCGCGTGCAGCTTCAGAAACCGTTCGATGCCGCAGAGACAGAGAAGGTTCGCACGGGGTCGAGAGCGGTGGAGACCTGCGACAGCGCCGACTGCACCAAGATCCATTTCTGGAGCGTGTACGAGCGGCAAACATGGGGCGGTGCGCTGTGCATCGCGGACTGTCCGCTGGAAGCATACGCGCTGGGTATTGCCAGCGCATTGGAGGCGAAATGAAACGACGACCGCAGTTCAGCAAAACCCAGCGTGCCAGCATCCATTCGATTGGGATGGATGTGGCCTGCATCATGTCCAGCTTCGATTGGAAAGCGTGGCAGGGCGAAGACTCACGCAGCGTGTTCCAAGCGGCCACAGAGGCTGCTGTGGCCGTTGAAGACCACATCTACAGCACCGGCAAGGATGTGTTCTCGGATGAGGACATCGACTTCACAGAGTTCTCAGAACGGATCGCTGCGAAGATCGAAGGCGGCAGCCACATCAACTGGTCGACTGAGATTCCGAAGATGATCGCGGCATGGATTCTCGAGTCCATCGACCCGATGTGCAGCCGCTGCGGCAAAGCGATTCGCCCGTGCAAGTCGTGGGGCATGGTGAAGGGTGAGTACGTGCACAGTAACCCAGCGTGCGACGGGACATCGCGGAACATAATCGACGTCGCACTCGATGCGGATCTCGCAGCCGATGCAGCACGCGTTCTCTACCTGCACAATGACCAGCCGTTCACCTGTCCGACATGCGGCAGCCGCACGGTGTTGTCGAGCGAGTTCGACGGCGGCACGATTGAACTGTGCCTGACCTGCGACAAAGCGTTCGAGGTTTGGAACGACAACGACGCTCAGGAGGAGAACGACGATGCCGAATAACGGCTGTCCGATGTGCGGCTCCGAGCAATGCACTTATCTCGGCACGCTGGGTTCAGTGCAGTGGGTACGCTGCGCTGCCTGTGGCTGGGATTACACAACCGAATTGGAATTGAACGACGACGACGATACTCAGGAGGAAACGAATGACGAATAAGAAGGCGCTGCAGATTGTCGAGAAATTGGCGAAGCTCGCGAACGCGCAGGGGCTCATCGTGGACGTGGATCAGGTCGAAGCCATCGAGTACATGGACAGCATCATCGCGTCCATGGACAGCTTCGTAGCTGAAGATGAGGACGACGACGAAGGGGCAGACATCACGCCCGGCACGCGAGCTGAACTGGACAAACTGTGGGGTGGCGACAATGAGTAAAGCACCCAACAAACCCGCCCAGCAGCCCCGCAGGACGACGAGAGCTCGCCAGACGGTCGTCTACCTCACTGACGACCTCACCACGCGCCTTGCCCGTTACATGCTGGCCAAATATCCGGGCCGCCTGAATGTCCGCAACCAGATCATCGTCGACGCGATCAACGACAAGCTCACCAAGGAGGGATTCTGATGGAGATGCTACTGCTGCCTGCGATGTTCCTGTTCGTTTGTGTGGTGGGGATCCTCAGCTTCAGAGCAGGCTATTGGGCCGGGAGGTGGGGCAAGTAATCCACCATCACAGCACACAGAACAGGGCCGGGGGGTTGCCGATGCCGATCCCCCGCGGCCACCCCGCCACCCCTCGCCGCCCGTCCCCCACCTCACCTGGCATGCGCCCACGAAACGCTATACTGGTGTCCAGAGCAAATAATATCGACCGAGCCATCCCACACCACCCTGGAATTCATTGGACTATCACGCCCGTTAGTTTATTATCGCCCGCAGTCCACCCTCTCCAGCTCAGCCCGCAACCTCGGGTTACTCTTCTTCCCGGTGGCGGACTCGACTGTGCAGACAACAAACACGCGCTTCGATTCCAATTTACGAGAGCGGCTCAGACAACTCGCGATCCAGGCTGGCATCACCCCTGACGACGCGGCCCGGCGAGCCCACATCCCAATCGCCACTGTCCAGAGCTGGTTCAAGCCGAGTGTGAGATTGAATCCCACGGTGCAGAATCTCCGAGCATACTGTGCCGCCTGCCATTCCTCGCTCGGCGAGCTCTTCGACTTCACACTCTCCGACCAGCCACGCACCTCTACCCAGGATCTGCTTCGCGTCATCGAACGCGCCACCCGAAATCCCAACAAACGTCACTGGGTGGAGAGTTTCGTCGAGATGCTGCGGCACATCGAGCGCGGCAGCACGTAACCGCACGCCTCAACTTACCCAAATCTGTCACATTTGTGTCAATACTCATCCACTTTGTGACAGAATTAGGTGATATACCGTCTTTGCAGTTATCCTATTGACCTTGCTGCACGTATCGACTATAAATTCACGCCAGTACCACCCTACAGTGGACTGGGCGCAGACGACACCACAACCCATTCGACTGTAGACTGAAGCTGAGTAAGCATTTCAAGGGAGAGACGACACCTTGACTGCAGCAGACCGCGATTGCCACAAATCAACCACACCACACCACAATTTGAAGGGATTACTATGTCACGAGAGATCGGAACGACGCGCCGACTTGTGTCTGCTGGGCAGGCAGCAACACACGCCAGTCGACGCAGCAGACGACTAGCCAACAATACGGAGATGAATCAGATGCCACGCAAAGCCAAAGACCCTGCTGAAGAGCGCGTGATGCTGCCGCCGCAGAACGAGATTGAAGTGGCCGAACCCGGCACGTCAGGGGAGACCGTCAATCAGAAGAAGCTGAGAGAATTCTATGAACTGCAGAAAGAGTATGTGGAGCTGCGCAATCGGTTCCTGGCGAAATATGCCCAGCTCCAGGATCTCATCATCAAGGGTGCCGACATCACGCAGGGTACGTACAAAGTGCAGTATGGAGTGCGGCTGGTGAGACGGCCCAGATACAAACAAGTCGTGATCGATTTGAAGGGTGAAGCCTACCAGCAGCGAGTATTGGAGAGCACTCAACCTCACGCGCATTTCAGAGTGAAGGTGGATTAGGACCATGGCATACATCAGACGACAACAACCCACACCCGCCGCTGATCGAGCACCACAGGAACTCGATCTCAATCTCAAATCATTACGCGAAGAAGCGTTCAGCAATCTGCTCAACAATCTCAGAGAATCATTGAAGGCATTTGACGAGATCGACGCGCTCGATAGGATGTTGCAGCGCCAGGTGGAGAAGACCGCCACTACAGCCGCAGTCGCAGCCCAAGCGCATACGAATGGTACGAACGGTCATGGGCGCACCGGACGCCCGCCGGGTATCGTTGAACATAAGGCACGCAAGGGAAGCGCCGGAGTGCACGCCAGTGTCGAAGAGATGGAAGCACGCAAACGTGCCGCATTAGAGATTCTGCGGGCGACGGGCACGGGTGGCATCACCACTGTCGAGTTCATGGAAGAGCTGCGGGATCGCAGGGTATTCCCTAAGAGTCACCTCACTCTGCGTTCATCCGTACGAAAGCTGATGATGCCGCTGATCCGCCAGAAGCAGGTGATCGCGATCAGAGGGGAGGGTCGGCACGCGGAGATGAAGTACTTCCTGGCTGTGCCGAGACCAGCTCACAAACCCACGAAACAGTCGAAACCACTCACCACCGCCCAGACTCAGCAAGAGCGCGCCGCACTGACACGAGTAAAGAAGAAGAGCGCGAGTTCAGTTGGCGATGGCCTGTCCATGCGCCAGCTCGTCACCGATGCGCTTATGAAATTTCCGGCGGGTGCGACTCCGGCAGCTGTCACTGAAGTCCTGCTCAAAGACGGCATCCCACCCAAACGCGGTAAGAGCGGACTCAATCTCCACGTCAACTGGGCGCTGGGTGCATTGGCCGAGCGTGGCCGGGCCTCGAAGCGTCAGGTGGCGGGTAAGCCTGTTTACACTCTCAAGCGGCCTAGCATCGCCGTAACTAAATCCGACACCGCATCCGAAACCTAGCACGACACGAGAATGAGAATGAAAGGGATCTGGCAACGATGGCGAGTAGACCAGTCAAGAAGAAGCGTCGCACCACCACCACCACCAACGGCACCACCCACGGCACCGAGCAATCGGGATCTGATGATCGCGGCGGTCAGATCACCCGCACTCTACGCATCCTGGAAATGCTGGCGCATGGCCCTCAGACCACGCACGAGATTGCCCGCGCCGAGAAGATCAGCATGCGCACCACAATGAGGTTCATGAAGATCCTCGCGGCCCACACTCCGATCTATTTGCGCAAGAAGCCGGGAGATTCCAGCAGCAGCTGGACGCTGGATGTCGAGGAATATGTGGCGAGGTTCAAAGCGTGAAGTTGTGCGCTTGTGGCAAGCCACTGCACTACACCGACCGCCAGATCCAGCGTGCCGTGCAGTGGCTCGTCGATCAGAAAGGAGAATGTGTCGAAGTGAAGGTGATCGGCAAACCCGACACGTATCTGGTGCCGCGTCACTTCATCGCATTGCACGGAATGAAAGCGTCCGAGCTGGAGGATCTGGCAGCGTTCTACGGATTCAAGCAAGTGAGGAAAGCCCAATGAGCAATATACGAATCAAGCTGGCATCGACAACCGGCGCGACACCGAAACCCAGCACGGCACCGAGGAATGCGCCGAAGTGTTCGATCCACCACGTCCCGCTCATCAGCTTCTGTCCCGCCTGTCGTGGTGCGGTCAAGAGTAAGAAGAAGGCCGTCTCATCGCGTGAGAACGGCAAGCTGGGTGGCCGTCCACTCGGCAGCAAAGACACCAAGAGTCGAGCGCGTGCGAAGTGAACGGGCTCGTAATGTGGGTGATCACGCGCAACCCGCTCGATTACCCGCCGAATATGTTTGTCGCCCGCAAGTGGACCTGGCATGACGAGGTGCGCGACATGCTGCCCACCACCCAGACCATCGCGGTGGAGGACATCACCAGCCTGCGCCGCACCCTGGTCGAGGAGTATGGAATGTCACTCGCGATTGATCGTGCACCCGATGACGATCCGACTGTATTGGAGACCTGGATATGAGTCTGTACAACATGCTGCACGGCACCGATCCGTACGCCGGGCTGTTCCTCAAGATCCTCAACCTCAACCCGCACCACATCGCACGCTTCAGAGATTGCCACCTGAATGCAGATGGCACTGAGATCTATCTTCTCACTCGCACTGGCGGCGGCAATCGAACAGAGTATGTGGACTGGTGGGCAAAGATCCGCATGCATCAGGATTACATTTCAGATCGCGACGACGATTACGACTCCACATTCGCCATCACCACATTCCGCGTCCCCGACTGGGCAAAGAAGATCGCCTCAGTGCAGGCGAATGGTATCGAGCCCGAGACTCTGCAGCAGAAGACGGAGCGCGTCATGAAGGAACTCAGCACCAAATCTGTAGACGAGCTGGAGAAGGATCCGCGCACGAAAGATATTGTGGAGGCCTTCCGCCAGCTCTTTGCCCGAACAACAACGAAATAAGAAGGAGAGCATCATGGTCGACGACAACAAGATCAGACGGTACTGGCCGCTGGAGACTTCGCACCTGGAGCGCGGCTATTCATTCGAGTTACGTTCCGCCCTGACCTGGGAATTGATTCACCATTTCGGAGCGGTCGCTGGTGCTGATGGTGGAGAGGATTCTGCAGGACGGGCGAAGCTGCGCCTCTCCACACCCGGCGAACTGGTGACGCGCTGCTACGAGATCACCGACATGTTCATGCAGGCGTGCCAGGAGCGTGGTGAGATTCGCGACCTGGGCATGAGTGATGAGGAGGCGGCTGAAGAAACGGGCCGGATCATGCGCATCAGGAGCCGGGCCGAGTATCCGGTCAGTGACATGCCGAAAGAAGGCACGCTGCCGGAAGACGAGGTCGAGGTCATGAAGCTGCGATCCAAACACGCCGAAGCCAGAAAGACACTGCGGCTCGAACAGATGCGAGAGATCGAAGAGTTCAGGTCGAAATCGCAATGACAATGACGCCCGAACAACGGCTGGAGGATCTCGAAGCCTGGCTGCTGAGCGAGTACAACGCGACACTGGACATCTGGGCGCACAGCGAATCGCCGACAATGAAAGCGATCTGGTACGCCCGGATGCAGACCTTACAAGCAGTGGCCAGGCATCTGATCACATCACGTGACGACCTGGTACCGGTATTCAACGAGCGCTTCATGCCGTTTACCCAGCACGTCAAGTTATGAAGTCACCCGAACGCATTGCGCTCACCGAATTCCGCAAGTTACTGGATAACTTCTTCTATGCCGAGTGCACCCACGACCCGGTGAAGAAGCAGCTCGTCTGTACCGCCTGCATGAACGATATCCGCGTCGTGCTGTGCTCGATCTCCCTCCACGCCGAAGAGTTCGATAAGTGTGCCGGGCCCGGCACTGTTGTGCAGATGCTGATCCCCTATTGCATCGTGTGCGAACGCCCGCCTGAAGTGTATGGCTGCGTTCACATGCCGTACGGGCAGGTGCGGAATCTCTTCGGAATGTGAGAGGTGTGGTGACTTCTATTTGACAAATATGGGTACATTTAGGACAATATAGGGCATCAGACGACCACAGGCGGGTACGACACCGCCAAATTCAGTGCAGTCGTCGGCAAGCTGGATGACATGCCCGACAGTAAAGTTAGGATGACGAGCAACCCCAACAACGACAGCCACCCCACTTCATTCCATCCCGTTCACTTTCTGCAGCAGCTGGAGCGCGAGATCGAGCGCCGACAGGAAGAGCTCACCGCTCTCATGCATGTGCGAGAAGTGCTGCTGGGTGGCCAGCCCGCTACCACCACCGCTCTGCCAGGCCCCAAAGCAGTGCACGTCTCCCACACCGTCGCCGACGCGGTAGAGGTGATCCTGGGGCGCGGAGACGGTACCGGATTGCACGTTGCGGATCTGCTGCCCGCACTGCACAAGCACCACGGCATCCAGATCACCAGCAAGAATCTGATCAACACCCTCAATCGCTGGGTGACAAGAGGCAGACGGTTCAAGCGTACCGCACCGAACACATTCGCGCTGGCTGTTGATGGTGCTGGGCGTAGTGAATCGGCTACCACAGTCGCTGTGACTGGCGGCCACCGCCGACACCGCTGAGAAATTATTTGCTGCGGGCGGGGTGGACTGTAGTACCCTTGTCTCGTCGTCTGATCGGAAAGAGCCTGCACGCTTTCCAGATTCGGCCCGGCTGGTAACCCCAGACCGGGCCGTTTCATTTGTAGGATCAGAATTTCACTTCCCCACCACACCCCTCTCGCTGTAGTCTGACGGGCATTAGACGACAGATGGGAGAGCTCCATGCCGCTGTCGTCGGTATTCAACCGCACCCCGACCACCACCCAAATACGCGTTGCCATCCCGGATGAGATCCTCGATCAGTACCAGGCGCAGGCCCAAACTCTCGGGATCGATGTCGAGACGCTCTTAGCGCGGCGGCTGGCACAAGCGGTGGAATACACAGCCTCGAAGCCTCTCTACTTCTCCGATGCAGATCGCCAGGAGCTCGAACAGACGCTCGGCAAGAACGTGCTACACACTCGTGATGCGATCAGCCAGATCAAGATCGCGATGACGGTGCGCATCCACAATCTCAAAGTGCAGCTCAAGCCCGCCGTACTCACCCGACTCAAGACTCGCTGCCTGGGCATGGGCTGGGAGGAGTTCGTCGAACAGCGCGTCGTTCAAGCCCTCGAACAGTATGTGGGGATGAGGTAACGGACGATGGCAGTGCTGCACGATTACGAATGCGACAGCTGCGGCGCACTGGTCGAGGATCTCCCGCTGCAGAAGAAGTCGCACCGCTGCCCGAAGTGTAAGAAGGGCACGCTGCAGATCATCTTCCGATCATTACTGGCGCGCAATGCATCCGCACTCGACTCTCATTCAATGACTGTGGTCTACGAAGATCCTCGTACAGGTAAGGTGGCCTATCCCGGTCGTAATGATGTGCCGATGCCCGCCAGATACCAGCAGCAAGGTTACGTCAGAAAGGAACTGCGTTCGTTACGCGAGCTCGACAGGTTTAGTGAACGCCACGGTCTGGTCAATGAGGCGGCACACTACAACTCCGGTAACGGTTACGATTCTGAACCCGGACGGCGCTGACAGTGGCGAATGATTCCACCGCACCTCCACCGAGCGACTACGAACACCGCCTGTTAGGTTTCTTCAAGGAAGGGATTGAAGAGGGCGATGCTTTCCTGAGATCGCAGGTCGGATACAACCGCATCCCCGAATCCATCAACGGGATCATGGGCCAGAACCAGGATCTCCGAGTCTCGAATCTCAGCGGCGTCACCAGCAACCACATCGGCAAGATTGCGCTCGACCTCGTGAGTGGGATGACGGACGTCAAACCATTCTTCGAGTTCAAGACCTACAACAAGCGCAACGAAGCCCACACCTCCATCTACGGCAAGTGCTCGCAACACATCTGGCTGCAGGGCATGTTGGACATGAAGTTCGCCGACACCGTGAAGTATTCACTGGCGGCAGGATCCGGCTGGGCCGAGATCTACTTCAACGAAGAGACCCAGATGATCGACATGCAAGCCTGGGATCCCAGAGATGTGATTCCGATCCGACCCAGCACGTCACTCTCAATCCAGGACGCGTACGGTGTGATTGCCCGCAAGAGTCGCACGGTCAATTACGTCCGCTATCTCTGCAATGAGGTCTACGACTGCCCCCAACAAGCGTCCAAGATTGTGCCCGACCGCGACGGCTCGATGGTCTCGCTCTCCCTGCGCAACACTCGTGTCGGCCAATTACTCGACAAGTTAGGTAATCCATTCCGCGAGCGTTTATTTGGTAATCGCCCGCACCAGGACATCCCGCGAGTTCCGACCTGCGATCTCTTCACCGCCTACGTCAAAGACGAGACCGTCAACGAGAAGAAGTTCGACGTCGAGATGGGTCAGTTCAAGGACGGCCAGCCGCGCAACAACTGGTCCTACACCGTCAAGCCCGGTGACAAGCTCTATCCGGGCAAGAGAATGGTGGTCTTCACTTCCACCGCGATCCTGTACGACGGGCCATCCATCTACTGGCACGGACTCTTCCCGTTCTGCAAGCTGACACTCGATCCCTGGCCCTGGAGCTGGTTAGGCAAGGCGGTGCTGTGGGATCTGCTGCCACTGCAGAAGAGTGTGGATAAGCATCTGCGGGTGTATGACGACTGGTTGGAGAAGCTGGCGCGTCCGGATGTCATTGCAGATAAGAACAGCGTGTCGAAGGCCGCGCTGGATCGTATGGACACCCGGCGCGCTGGCGGTAAGTATCAGCACAATCCCATCGCGGGTAAGGGCATGCAGATCGTGCCGCCACCCCCACTCCCACCCGAGTTCTTCAAAGGCCTGGAATTCTATCTGAACGAGATGAACACGCTGAGCGGAGTTGCCGACATCTCGCAGATGATGAAGCTGAACCAGATCCCGTCCAGTGATTCCATCGAGCAGATTATGGAGTCGATGTCGCCCAGTGTTCGGCTTCGTTCTCGGGTGATTGAAGCCTTCATGCGCGAGTTCGCCACCATGATGGCGTACAACATTTCGCAGTTCATGACGCTCTCTCAACGCCTCACCATCATGGGCACAGACGGCGTCACTCAAGAAGACTTCGACTACGATCCGGCCACCCTCATCCCGGCATTCGTCCACGCTGATGATTTCAATTCTGACGGCACGATCACGACGGCGGCGCTCGCTCGCGGCCCACTCCCACGTTACGACAGGGCTCGCGAGTTCCTGCGCCAGTTCTCGTTCCAGATCGCGCCAGGCTCACTCTTAGCCGCCTCAGAGATTCAACGCAAGATGATGTACCTGCAACTCTCTCGCGGCGGCCTCATCGATCACTGGACCTTACTCGACGTGCTGGGTATTCCGAACGTCGGCAATCCTCCTGCGGGTGCCGACAACATCACCGACCGTCTCATGCAGGAGCAACAGATGGGGCTCGGGATGCAAGTCAATCCCGCTGGCAGGAAGGCGAGCGGGCAGGAGACTCCCCGCCTGGTAACGAAGGAGTCGTGATGTATGGACGAACGTCTGAACTGGTTGTTGACGCAGCGCAAGCACCTCGAAGTGCAGTTGCGCGAAGCCGAGATCATCGTCGGCATCGTGAAGCGTCACCTGGCGGAAGCGGACCGCATTATCGCCAGCATTCGCGACCGCACGGGTATCAAGCTCGAAACCCGTACCCGCAAGCAACAAGCGGGATTCCGTGTCCCGCCCGAGATGGATGTGCAGATCGCCGAACTGTGGAAGACGGACGGCACATTGAACGGCGTCGCCCGCACGATTGGCATCAGCCGACTCACCGTCAAGCGACGCCTGCTGAAGATGGGCCTGATCGGCATGCCCAGCGACTTCATCGGGATATTGAGCGTCAAAGCGAAGCTCTCGGAGGATCTATGTCACTAGCACTCACCACCACACAGAAAGCCACCGCCACCGCTACACCCGTCGATGCGAAGGGCCGCCCTTCCACTATCGACGGTATTGCGGTGTGGACGGTCAACCCGGAAGGATACGTCACCATGTTCCCTTCTGACGACGGCACGCACTGCGACATCGTTGGATTTGCTGCAGGCGATTGCCAGGTCATCGTCACCGGCGATGCGAATCTCCAGTCCGGCGACAAACCAATCACCGGCGTACTGGATGTCAGTGTGAAAGCAGCTCAGGCAGTAGGGTTCGCGCTCACAGTCGGGCCGGTCGAGGAGCAGCAATGAGACGGCTCCTCCTCCTCGGCGCGCTCTTTCTGATCCTGGGCTCGATTCAAAGCAGTCAGGCATTCGAGGGCGCGATGTCCGACTCCGCAGCAATGACTCAAGCGATCAAGCTGTGGGGGCCACACGGCGCGATTGCGAAGTTTCGTGCGGTGGGCGCGACCTACTGGACAACTCAAATCGGCTGCAACGACCCGATCAGCGGCTTCCTTATCGTGGCACAAGGCACCAACACCTGGGACGACGCGTTCGCCAAAGTGAATCTGGATGAGAACGGGCCGCGCAAGCTGACCGCAACAGCAACCCAATCCGATGGTCAGAAGGCGGTGTCGTTACCAATCTCCGTCTACATCTGCAACGTCCCGCACTGACTGAGGAGTGAATGGCGAACAGCATCTTCACCGCACCCATCAATCTCCCGACCGGCACCCGGCTGCTCGGTCCCGCGAACGTACCGGACGGTGTCACGACGATTGCGGTGCGCCTGGCACGATTCACAACCGCTACTCCTACAGTGTGGCCATCCGATCTCACCACCGTCGACTGCATGCTGCAAATTGATGCAGGGCTCGGTTTCCGGGATAACAACGGCTTCACAGCGAAGGGCGGCCTCGCTATCCGGCGTGACGGGTCTGAAGCGACCGAGACCACATTCACAACGCAATTGCCAGCGGGAGCCGGTCGCCGAGCACAGGTGAACCTGATCGTCGGCGGTGGTCCGCTCGTCTCCTCACTGACAGTGGAGGTCACCTAGATGTCGGTTGCAGTCGACAACACGGGCAGTGCGGTGGGCGCAACTTCTGTGACAGGGATCAACATCACGAGCTTTGCAGTAGGTGCGGGCTCGAATCGCCTGATCTTCCTCGGCGTCAGTCAGTGGAAGAGTGTGGACACCGCACCGTCAGCGACCTTCAACACATCTGAGAATTTCGCGCTATTCGACGCGGTGACAATGGCGGATTCGGGCGGCACCCGTCGCGGCACGATCCTTAGTCTGAATAATCCGACAAACACGACCGCCACCATCGCCGTCTCATGGGGTGGTGGCACGGTGGATGAAGCGGTGTGTGGCGCGACCTCGTGGACCGGTGTAGACGGCACCACTCCACTGTCGGGCGTGCAGAAGGCCAGCGGCCTCGCCAACCCCATGTCCGTCACAGTCGCCAGTACCTCGGACGGGGCTGTTCATGACGTGTGGAACATGTCGCAGGGAATCTCCACCGACATCGGCGTGGGAAATCAGACCTCACGATGGAACACCGGCGCAGGCGGCGCGAGCACCAATGGTGCAGGTCAAAGCGCAACCGGTACTGGCAGCAACATCACGATGACGTGGAACTTCGCTAATAGTTTCCCTCGCTGCCTGATCGGCTGCGTCATCGCTGCAGTCAGTGCGGGCGGCGACACTCTGCTCGGTCAAGGAGTCATGTAACTTATGAAACATTCCAAACGCGATAGCGAAGGCGTCCTGTACGTCAACCACAAAGATTCGCCCGGCCTCACTCCCGAATTCCTCGCGGAGGTCGCCAAAGCATTCCCCGGCCAGGACACCCTCCCACCCGGTACTGGCACCGGCATCTTCGAGGCTCCCATCCTGACCTGTGTGCACTGCCAGACGATGCTCATCATGAATCCACTGCGCAACCGGCAGCGCGGCTGGTGTGGTAAATGCGCCCACTACATTTGTGATCGCTGCGCGCTCAACCAGTCGTTGGGTGTCGCCTGCAAACCTTACAAGCAAGTGATCGAAGAGATCATTGAACTGAACAGCGGCAACGTAAAGGAGATCTAATCATGGCAAAGCGAATCATTTCGCTCACCTCACTCGCGCCGACTCCCATCGCCGACGCGACCAACTTTGTCAACCAGACGTTCTTCACCGTCATCCAGGGAGGCAGCGCCTCTCAGGTCATCAACATCGTCGAGGTCTATGAAGGCGGGCTGGCGGGTACCAGCGCGCCCACCATCATGATCTCGTCAATGGACTCCACAGTAGGCGGAACCATCGCCGCTGGTGGTACCACCGACGCTCCGGTCAGCGCGGCCACAGCAGCTCTCGCGGCCCCTGTGAAGACGGGGAACGTCCAAACGACCCTGTCACAACGCTCCAGCGCACTACACATCCACAACCTCGCGCTCAACGCGTTCGGTGGAATCGTGCGCTTGAACTGGCCGCAGGATCAGCAAGCCGTGATCGTGGGTAACGCTGCCAACACGGGCGAGATGTCGATCTCCGCATTCACAGGTGGCACGTCGGGACTCATCGGCTTCCACTGCATCTATGAGCCTTCCTGATATGGACTGCTTACTGATTGGCAACCCCTCATCGGATCGCAGGCTGGTGAATACCGCAGCCCAGCTCGTGGCGCACTCGGTATCGGGCAAGCGCCGGACCATTCACATGGAGTATTCCTGTTCGACGCCCTGCTACAACTTCAATCAACTGTGGGTGGCGGCACTCAATCTCCGCGCCACGAAAGGCGTCACTCACTTCCTGCTCTGGCATGCCGACATCCGCCCGCTCGGTGCCGACTGGCTCGACACGCTATTCGACGAGATGGCGATCAATCAAGCCGACGTGCTAAGCGCGATTGTTCCGATCAAAGACGAGCGCGGTCTGACCTCGACTGCGTTCGATCTCGGTAATTGGCAGGGTGTCCGTCTCTCTCAGAAACAAGTCTGGAGCAAGGCGTTCCCTGACACCTGGACCGCCGACAATCTACTGGCCAACACCGGACTCATGCTGGTCGACATGCGTCATCCATGGGTCGAGAAGATCTGCTTCACAATCAACGACCGCATTGTGTTCGAGAAGGGTCAGTGGAAAGCCCAGACGGAGCCGGAGGACTGGAACTTCTCCAAACAGTGCCACGCGCTCGGCGTCAAGCTGTTCGTCACACGCAAAGTGGTTACCGAGCATCACGGCTCGAAAGCCTATCGCAGCGACGAGATCTGGGGGCAGGCAGTCGATCACGAGGCAGGCGCAACGGAACAGCATTTCGCCGCGATGGAAGTGGCTGATGTAGGGTAGCAACAACTTATGGCGACCGTTCCACGCGCACCACTCATCGCCAACCCGTGGAAACGGAATCGAGGTTGGCTCAACGGGATTCACGATCAGGGGTGTAACGACACCCCCACCACGCTGCTCGTCCGCAACCCGCCCATCCGCCAGCGCGACTGGCCAGTCCCTCCCGCCCGAGTGCGCTCTCGTGAGCTGTATACCTGGCTCAGAGAGAATCCCAATCTCTATCTGAATCGCTTCCCGCCCGGCGCATCTGTTGGGATGGACGTGCCGCGGAATCTCCGTCGTTACGATCCCGAGCGGCTGACCGAAGTCAGCTCGAACCCAAATCTCTACTTGACTGTGGTGGCAACTGCACCGCCCGGCCAGGCGGTCGGCATGGACGTGCCGCGCAGTGTTCGCTTCTCGCAACGCCCGACCCTGATAAGCGACAACCCGAGTCTCTACACCAACCCGATACCACCGCCGCAGCAGTGGGATCTCTCAACACCTCCAGCCCGCGCCTATCCCATCGATCTGCGAACGTGGGTGAGCCAGAACCCGAACCTCTTCACCAACAGCCAGCCGCCACCGCAGCTGTGGGACTTTCCGGTCCCGCCTGCTCGGAGCTTCCCTGTCGATCTGCGCAATGGAGCGGAAGGTTCGACCATCTACATTCCGCCACCTGTCGAGCAGACGCCATTCCAGAACCCCGAATTTCCTGCACCAGCCGCCCGTAGCGTCACGATTGAACTGCGCACCTGGCTCAGCTTCAATCCGAACCTATACGCCAATCCAGAGCCGGTACAGAATCCGGAGTTCCCTACTCCATCAGCGCGCCGATCCGATATCACACTCCGCACCTGGACCTACTCGACGACCGTCTACATGCCCGCACCTCCCACCGCGCAACCGATGCCGAGTGTGGAGATGCCGGTACCACGCAGCCGCACTCGTGACATCGCACTCAGCACGTGTATCGGTGGCAACCCGAACATTTATGCGAATCCGATCCCGTTCAATCAGGTAAACTGGCCCACACCACAGGGGCGTAGTCATGGTCCTGAGCAAAAGATCTGGAGTGTTCCCACCAATCCCAACCTGTATCCTCCCCCCACACCACAGCCGGGTGGCGGGCAGCAGAAGCTCTTCATCGGCGAGATCCAGGGCGAGATGGGATTCAACAACATCATGGACAGTTCAATGGGAGGGCTGTAGCTGATGTCGACACACCAGCAACCGCAGCTCGATCTGCAGCAGCTCTCAGTGGGTATGGGTCCGGCGTTCATGCTCCTCGAACACAACTACCAGCCCCCACAACTACCGCGCACTCGCTGGCGTCGCTTCCTCGACACGCTGAAAGATAAGTGGTGGCGCTTCACGCTCTACTTCCGGCCTTACATCCTGAACCAGCGAGCGTATGAGCGGAAATTCTGGAGGAGAGACTAGATGGCACAGCACGCGATGGGTGAAGTCAAGCCCGCCTCCACCGTCACTGCACTGCGAGCAACCAACAATGAAGTGACACCCAGCAAGCAATTCCCCGCTCAGGCACTGCAGTTCCAGGCGCTGGCGACCAATACCGGCTCGATCTACATCTGTGATCGCGAGACGCCGTCACTCACCGCGAACGTGCATGTGGAGATTCCGCCGCCCAGCAACAGCACTCCCATCACGCGGCCAGCCTGGTCGGTGGGCAATCCAGCCGGAGCCAATCCACTGAATGGTGCCGACTACTGGATATTGCCTGCAGTATCGGGTGAAGGAGTGCGCATCACAGCCGTACGCACCTAGCATGTTAGGTTACTTGGAGGAAATTTCTTTATGGCGTGGCACACACTAAATAAGACGCTGACCGGCAACAACGACCAGGTGACCACCACCCACATCCCGGTGCGCCAGGTGCTGATCTTCAACGACACAGGCAATGGCACGCTGCTGGTAGGCGACAAGAACATCTCGGCCACCGTGTATGGATTCGCGGTAGCAGCGGCGACTGTCGGTCCCAGCATCGGACCTTTCTCCAACCAACTCCCACTCAACTTGGAGGAGATCTGGTTGCGCGGCACGAACAACAATATCGTCCGCATTGCGTATGTGACGTAGCTGGGTGGAGTGCACTGAACGTGTCGTTGACAGGTGTGGTCTCGTAAGTGTATGGACTGTAGTCATCATGGCGGGTAAGCAAAGAGCAATCTTAGAGTCGGTCGGGCACGAGATGAAAGAGAACCCGCCGAAGATTCTCTCCCACACTCGCGACAAGTTCGGATCCGCCCGTGCCGACAAGCAGCGCACGGCGATCCTCTTATCCAAAGCGCGCCGCGCAGGCGCAAGCATTCCGAGGAGCAAATAATCATGGCCAAGATGTACGGCGGTGCCAAGGGTGGCGGTATGAAGGGCGCGAAAGCAGGCAAAGGCTTTGTCGCCGGTCCCGGCGCGTCACTCTCACCCAAGAAGGGTCTGAAGAAGTAGCAGTCGTTCGGTTGGGGTCCACAACATTGAGCCGCGGGTAGCTCCCGGTCGGGCTCACCAAAGAGATCGAATAGAGCCCGCTCAACTGTGCACAGCGGTTGGGCGGGCTCTTTCTTTGGGACACACGAAAGTTTCACATCATGTCGATGACAGAGCCCGGAGCTGGACCGACGTCGGGCGGCACACTCGACTCCGCTCCTCCGCAACCTCCCGGCAGTGGCAAGCGCGCCACGCTGATGGATACCCAACGCGGTGGAGCTGGCGGTGGACTGGGAGCCGACGCTTCTAATCCGCAGATCATCGCACTGCAAGGTCTCGCCATGATGGATCAGGCTGTTCAATTACTCTCCACCGCCTTGCCTGCCCTCGCACAACCCCTGATGGGTCTCATGCAGAACCTCAAACAGGTCGTGCCGCAAGCAATGGCGGATCAAGTCGCTGGCATCCAGGGTGGCGGCGCTGGCGCAGGCGCTGGTCCTGCTGGTCCCGGTGCGGGTGGGGCGATGAGTCCCAGCGCACCCCCACAGCCCGCTCCTGCAGGAGTCGCCCCCGGTGCTTAAACCTTTCAACAATCCAACCCATAACCTCCAACCGGTTCTAGGTGCTGGCGACAGTGAGTATCGAGCTCCTGTCAGGCACTGGCAGAAAGGGATGTGAAGTCATGACCGTAGCAGAAGCCAAGACCCATTATCAGAAGCTGGCTCAGGACGCGGGTCTCAGCAAAGAAGAGACCGAGGCGGTACTGAAGGCATTCGATAACGACAAGTTTGGCAAAGCCGTCTCCGATGGACACCAACGCCACGATGAATTCTCCCGCGAGATGGATAGAGTTCGCGTCGAGAAGCAGCGTCTCCAGGAATGGTACGAGAAGGAAGAGCTCCCGAAGTATCAAACCTATCAGGCTGGATTGCAATCGCTCCAGAAGTATCGCGAGTTGTATGGCGAGCTGGGCGACGACGATCAGGGCCTCAACAATGGCAACAATCGCGGGCGTAGTTCTGCAGGAGCTGGCATGACGAAAGATGAAATCGACCGGTATCTCGAAGACAAGTTCAAGCAGCGCGATGGCGCATACGTCGGGCTCACCAAGACGGCGGTGCGCATCTCTGCCGACTTCACCAAACGCTTTGGTGACGTGCTCGATGTGGATGCAGTCGAGAAGCTGGCACTGGAGAAAGGCCTGCCTCTCGATCAAGCCTACACGATGTTCATCGCACCCAAAGAGCAGGCCGCCACTGAAGCTCGCCACAAAGACGAGATCGAGAAGGCGAAGGTCGAAGCGGTTCGAGACTTCCAGTCGAAGATGAAGCTGCCCGTGGATACCCGGCCCAAAGAAGCCCACCCGTTCTGGGATCGCAAGACACCCGAAGCTGGCAAGAGTGAGATGGACAACGACCGTACGTCTCGCGAGGCATTCATGCAGGGCTGGAATGAACACGAAGCGGAACTGACAAAGAACCCGTAATCCGATCCGGTTACTGCTGGACTCACATCCCTGGCAGTGATCGGAGGGAGCACATGGAATGGCTGAACTGAATCAAATTGACGTTGCCACCAAGCGCTTCATCCGGAACACACCAAAGTTAGTCGACATGGTGTTCCAGGAAGGGCCTCTAGTAGCGTACGCCAAGCAGAATGTCCGCGAGGACTACGACGGTGGCCGATTCATCGGTGAGAACTTCTACTACAACGGTCTCATCGGCGGCCCATATCAGAAGGGGAAGAACTTCGACATCACGCAGCCCCAGATCGAACAGCAGCTGCAGTTCAATGTGAAGTTCTTCGAGATCGATGTCACTCTCTACAAAGAAGACATCCAGGTCATCAACAAGGGACCGAATGCCGCGTTCAAGCTGATCGAATCCAGGATGACGAATGCGTACATGACGATTGGTGCGCACCTGGAGATCGGCATGTTCCTGAACGGCGTGGATGCGGGCTACACGGCCAACTTCAACGGCCTGACAGAGGCCTGCAACGACAACTCCACCACCAACTGGAATGGTGTGGCGTACGCCCAGTACGGGACGATCACGCGAGGCGGTGCGGTCGGCACGACCCTCAATTCACTCGCAACGAATGTGGGCGGGACTATCGAGTACAACACGCTGGAAGAGACCTACGCCAACGCCAGCTATGGTCCGGGCAAAGAACCCAACATGGGGCTCACCACATACCTGGGCTATTCGTATGTGAAGGAGAAGTTCCAGACCCAGCAGCGCTTCAACAACATTCAGGATCCGAAGATCGGCTTCACCGGAATGCAGTTCAACGAAGCGACGCTGATGAGGTCGCGCTACGCACCGGGCTCTTACATCTCTGGTACGGGTGATCCGATTGCGACCACCTTCATCACGCAGATGTCGAACGGCGCGCTGACGGCGTATCCGACCGTCACCAGCGAGACGTTGTGGTGGCTCAATTGTAGGAAGCCTTACTTCAACTTCTACATCAGTGACGATCCCGAGTACGGCTTCGGCTTCACGGGATTCAAACCGGCACAAGGTAACACTGTGGTGGCCGGACAAGTGCTCTTCGCTGGCGCTGTGACATTCGCACCGCGCTATCACCGTCAACTTTACGGGATCACCGGTTGACCCGGATAAGGAGGAACGAACATGCCAAACAATAAGAATCGCGACGGCACGGTTTACATCCCCACCGGGAATCCGGAGACGGTGAACTACACCCCGAACTACGCAGCGGGTGAACTGGGCACCGACTACAGCTACAACCAGAAGCACTACCAGATCGTCCAGTGCGACTCGGGTGCGACCGTCTCGACCCCGACCGGCATTGTGGCGACCAATATGTTGGCGTTCTGGAAGGATCGCACCAACTACATCGTCACCAATGATCGGAGATTCGCAGAGGGCGGCAACGCTACCCAGAGCTACCAGAACAAGGTGGCGGGCCGCTTCGGTAACGCAGTGACAGCGGGCAACATCTGCCACATCACGCAGCGCGGCATCGCCAACCTGCTGGATGGTGGCAACACGTTTGCGGTCGGTGAGTCGGTGATCGCGGAGAACGATCTCGTCGCTGGAGCGGATCGCATCGCGGTCGGCACGGCGGTGACATTCCAGAGACTGGGATTTGCGCGTGGCGCAGCGGCAGCTGGAGTGGTCTCGGTCGATCTCGATATCCCGTCCGTCGAATAGGAGGTGTGAGATGGCAGCAGCAACAGTCACTTTACGCCGACAGAATGATGTGCTGGGTCGACTTCGCAATGTCTCGGCAGGCTCGATTGTATTCGCCAGCAATGGTGACACCTGGGCGGTGCCTGGCATCAAGAACATCTACGCCATCAATCTGACCCCGACAGCAGGTACCGCGTTCGGGTTCACTCGAAGCGGTAACACCATCACTCTCGTCGCTGCGGGTGGACTCACCTTCAGCGGCTCTGTGCTGGGCTTGTAATTGAAGCGGGGTGACGCATGAACGACACGTACACACAGATCTGGAATCGTGTGCTCCTGCGTTGCCCCGCCGTCTCGTCATTCCTCGCTAAGGATTGGGTCACCAACGCATTCAGAAGGCTCGCAGAACGACGACGCTGGAGCTGGCTGATCAAGTACGGGCAGTTCGTCGTGCCCGCCATCTACAATACGGGGACAGTGACGGTCACCCTTCAATCCACCACGGTCACGGGCGCGGGCACTGCCTGGACGAACGCGATGGTGGGCCGTCAGTTTAGGCTAGGGAACGCCACACCCATCTATACCATTGCGCAGGTCAACAGCGCGACCTCACTCGATCTCGATAATCCGTACGGATCGGCAACCCAGTCCGCGATTGGGTATCAAATCTATCAGTGCTACTTCACCCCGCCAACCGACTTCCACGCTTTCATGACGGTGTGGGATCCGGCAATGAACTGGCAGCTGTGGCGCAACATTCAGCAGGGTGAACTGAACACCTGGGACGCGCAGAGATCGAACCTCGGCCAGGCGTACTGTGTCGCGAGCTTCGACTACACCACTGACAGGCTGGGTATTGTGGCAGCTGTGAACCAGTCGAGTGGCAGCGGCCCGGATCCTGTGAGCACCGGCACCTTCACCGCGCCAGCGAATGCGATCTTCACGGTCGAGTGCACTCTCGGCGGCATCACGGGCACCGCGACATTCAAGTGGAAGAAGAATGAGGGCTCGTACACGTCTGGAGTCCTGACCGATTCGGTGGCTCAAGCGCTGCAGGATGGCGTCCAGATCTACTGGCCGACCGCGCAGACGTATGTTCTGGGCGACATCTGGGTGATCCAGTGCACCGCCACACAGTCGGCAGGACTCCCGCGTTACGAGATCTGGCCACATCAAACCGCAGCTTACGTCTACCCGTTCTTGTACGAAGCGCGAGCCCAGGATCTGCAGGACACCAACGCTGTGCTGCCGCGCTACGTCAGAGGCGACGTGCTGCTGGAGATGGCGCTCGCAGAATCGGCGCGCTGGCCAGGACCCAGCCCAGATAAGCCGTCACCTTACTTCAATCTCAAGCTCGCCGAGATGCACGACGTCCGCGCCGAGAAGCTGATCATGGAATTGGAACGTCAAGATGATGAGACGTACGAGCAGGACATGATGTACCAGCTCCCGCTCGGTTATCCGTACGCTACCCCACTCGGCGATGCGAGTTGGTTACAGTCCCACGCAATATAAGGAGACACGATCATGGCATTTGATGTCGACAGTCCGATGAAACCGATTGCTACCCCGCCCGCTGGTAATAAGGGTGGTCCTGGAGATTATGACGGCGTGCCGGGATATCCGCCGCGCACATCGAGCCCGAATGCAGTGCCAGAGAAGGTCTGTGACGGGTCATTGCCGAACGCTAAGATGCCGACCGGTCCGGGTAACGAGTAAGCATATCCCAGCGTGCAGCGGGTTCAGGGCTGGGTTGAGAATGGCAATGTTGTCGTCACGATTGCGGGAACGGGGTACGTTTCCAGCAACAAAGTCCAAGGCTCGTTTCCATTAGGCACGGTCACTGTATACCTGGCGGGCACGCTGACCATTGCCTCGATCTACGCCGACAACGCCAGCACCGCGAAAGCGAACCCGTTCACCGCATCATCGAGTGGGCAGTGGTTCTTCTACGCTGCGAATGGTACCTACGATATCAAGTTCAGTGGTGGTGGGATCGCAGCGCCCTTCACTATCGGGGCCGTCATAGTCTTCGATCCCAACGCCAGCTATCTGGGCACCAGCCCGCTCGAATACGGTGCGGTCGGGGATGGAGTGACGGACGACACTGCTGCTATCAATGCTGCGATCACTGCACTGTCCGCTGGCGGCACGCTCAACCTCGGCTGCCTGAAGTACGCGATCACCAGCCAGATCGCGATCACCAAACGTCTCACCATCCTCGCCTCAGGCCAGGGCGGGTTCGTCGAGAAGACCGCGATCACGGGCGTACAGAGTGCGGGCGCGATGGTCTTCTTCAACGGATCCAATTGCACCGCGTCGGTGGTACAAGGTGTCAACTTCTACGGCATCGAGACCAACGCGTCGTTCCTGGCCGATCCAGGCGCGCAGACCAAACAATACTGTGCGGTGTACTTCAGCCTCTGCGATCAGCCGCACTTCATCGACGGCAAGATCAGCGGCAAACGATACGGTGTCGTCTTCGACCGCTGCACTAACGCTCTGTCGCAAGCTTCCAACTTCACCGGCATCCTCACCGGCGACACCGCCACCTCCAACTACAATGTCGGTGTCGAGCAGGAAGGCGGCAACGATCACGTCGTCAGCGACTGCACATTCTTCCATGTGGGTAATGCCGTGCTCACCGGCACCTCGATCACGGGCGGGCAGACGCCACACCGCATGACAATCTCGAAGTGCCAGATCGATACCTGCTGGAACAACGGGATCTATCTCTCGCTCAACTTCGACTCAGTCGTCAGCGAGTGCAGCATCACCAATATCGGCGTGACCGGCAATGCAGCCAACGCGATCAAGATGAATGGCTCGCGGAATAGCGCGATCAACAACAAGATCGAGACCTCTCAGGTCGGTATTGGTATTGCGGGTGGGGACGCGGCACCCGACGCTTACAACTGCACGGGCTACGGCGATCAGATCATCGGCAACACCATCAAGAACATCGCCTGGGATGGCATCAGTCTGGGCACGCACGCCGGGTTCGCCTTCCGCAATCTGACCGTCATCGGCAACTACATGGTCAGCATTGCTACCGACAGCGTCAACTTTGGCCTGATCCGTGGCGGCGGCTACTTCCATTATGTTGCCGACAACACCTTTGAGGACAGCCGTTCTCAGTACGGCATCCTGATGTCACCTGACGGTGTGCACACCGCCGTGCTGGGGATGGTGATCTCGCGAAATGAGTTCATCAACTGTGCGGGGAAGGGGATGCACCTGATCACTTACCAGAACGGCGTGATCGAGAACAATACCTTCCAGGATATCGCTGTCACACCCATCGTGCTCGTGACGACATCCACCACCAATCTCATCGCCTACAACAAAGGCATCTCGGGCTTGGCCAATGTGGTGGTGTCCGTTGATGCTGGATCGATCAACAACGTCCTGATCAAGAACACGGGCGGGACTCCGGATCTCTCAGTGGATGAGACGCTGAACAGTTTGTGGCTCGGGCCGCGCACGGGCTCTGCGGTGCCTTCGATTACGGGCCCGGATCGTGGTCAGCTCTATGCGGTAGTCAAGACTGTCGGGGATCGGACGTTTGTCGGTCGCCACACCGGTAGTGTGAACCAGTGGGAACCCATCACCGACGTCTACATCGCTTCAGAGAACGGTGCCAACAACGCCATTGCCTGTTCGGCCAACGCCAACCTGCCGACGCTCTACGACGGGCTGTGCGTCACGGTCAAGCTGGGGCACACCTTACGCGCTGGTACCAACACCTTCGCCTATAACGGTGGCGCGGCAGTCTCGATCAAGAGCAACACGGACCGCAGCGCCGACATCGTCAACGCGTACGGCACGAACTCCTACATCCGTCTGGTGTACGACGACGCGAACAACGTCTGGCAAATCGTCGGGCAGCGCGGGACGAACGAGCCGGTCTACCTCGCGGCGGCAGGCATCGCGAACGCCATCACGGCGACCGGGCCGCCACTCGTCGACGGTCTGGTGCTGGTGCTGCAGCTGGGCGTGCTGACACTGCAGGCTGGTGCCAACACGTTCGCTTACAACGGTGGAGGAGCGCTCTCCATCAAGAGTCACTTCAACCGGGTGAACGATATCGCGACGGCGTACGCCCAGCAGTCGCGGGTGATGCTGATCTATTGCGACAACATCGGGTTGTGGCAGGACGCGGCGCAGTAATTATGCAGAAGCTACAGGGTTGGGTTGAGCAAGGGAACACGACGCTGACCATCGCAGGTGCAGCCGGTACGATTGCGCGCAAGGTGCAGGGCTCCTATCCGCTCGCGACCGTCACTGTCTACATCAACAACGCGCCCGCTGTCGCGATCACGTCCATCTCACGCGCCGCCAATGTCGTGACCGTGACGATCTCAGCCAACTCCAACTTCATCGCGGGAGAGTTAGTCACCATTGCCGGTGTCACCGACGCCTCATTCAATGGCACCTTCACGATACTGAGCAGCGGCTCGACGACGTTCACCTACGCCCAGACCGCCGCCAACGCGTCGAGTTCGAGCGGGACAGCGTCATCGACACTACGACTGGCAACGATCTACGCCGACAACAGCTCGACAGCGAAAGCCAATCCCTTCACGGCGTCGAGTGATGGTACCTGGTTCGTATACGCAGCGAATGGGAACTACGATGTGAAGTTCAGTGGTGCTGGTATCACGTCACCCTTCACGATTGGGGATCTCCAGAGCTTCAGCCCGCAAGTCATCGATAATGTGGCGCACGCCGCACTCTTCCCAGGTGCGGATGCCAGCATCAAGATCGCCAATGCCATCGCATCGCTACCGAGCACTGGCGGGATCGTGGATGCGCGCGGATTCCAGGGCACGCAGACATTCAGCGTCAACCCGTTTGCAGGCATTCCGAGTGTGAACTTCCCACTCACTGTTCTGTTCGGTGCCGCGACGTTTCATGTGCAGACCACGATGATTCTCGATCTCGCCGCAACCATCCAGCTCCTCGGGATTAGTGTGGGCGGCGGCATCGAAACCGGCAGCGTCTTCGTCTGGGACGGCGCGAACGGCGGCACGGTGCTGTTCTTCAACACCACCCGCGACTCCTATGTCGACGGTATCAGCATCAAACCCGGTACCGGCACGATTGGAATCGGGATCCTGAGCGACAACGTCCACCCCGCGGGATCTTCCAACAGCACCAATATCCACTTCAGGCACATCACCGTCGACGCATCGACAGTCGGCATTCAGATCGGCAAAGATCAGGTCGACGGCAACAATGCCGAGATGACGTTTGAAGATGTCTACATCCTCGGTGCTGGCACGTACGGTTACTTCATCAAGTTCTCCCAGTCGCGCAACCTCTCCTTCATGCGCGGCACGGTCGGCAGCCGGACGTTCGGCATCTACTTCAACAACGGCTCGGGGCGCATCTATGGCGTGAACTTCTCCCAGAACACGACCGACATCTACTGCGTCCAGGCGGATGACACGATCATGGTGGAGGCTTGCCATTCCGAACTGAGTGGTCGCTTCCTGGATACGGGCGGGCCGAGCGGTTCCAACTTCGCTGTCTTCCTCGCGGGCAACCAGTTCACTGCCGACAACATCAATACGCTGAACCCTTTCCTGCGCTACCGCTACACCGGACCGTTCGTGATGACGGGGAATGACTTCACTGAAGGCAATTACCACGCGACGCCGAAGATGGACATCTCTTCCAGCAACCCGACCGTGATCGTGTCGCTCGGCAACGTCTTCCCCAACGACCAGATATTCACTGGCGCGACTGGAGCCTACACGCTGACGTCGCTTGGAGATCGCACCTTCGATGCGGGCAACAATCCGCAGCGCATGCCCAACAAGATGCAGCAGGCGCTCACGCTTGAAGCTCAGCTGGACGTGTTCGGAGCCATCACGACGGGATCGAACCTGAGCGCTGCGGGGAATCTGACGGTTGTAGGCGGTGCGACGATTGGTGGTGCGGCAGCGATCACTGGAGCCATCACCGGCGCGTCCGCCAGCGTGACCGGCAATCTCCATTCAGGTGGCGCTTTCGATGTCGCGGGTACTGCCGCGATTGGAAGCACGATCTCGGTCGGGGGTGAGACTGCGCAGGCGCATCTGCTGTCGGGGACCTATACGCCGACGCTCACTAACGTCGCGAACATCTCGGCCTCACACATGATCGAGGATGCATCGTACGTGCAGGTTGGTAAGGAGATCGTTGTCTCAGGCCGGATCAACCTGACACCGACAGCGGGAGGTAATGTCACCACCGAGATCGATCTCACGGTACCAATCTTGAACAGCAGCAACGTCGATGCGATGGGAGGAGCGGTCACTAGTGGAGCGGTGGGTCTGTCGGGTGTGGCGACGTTTGGGGTGTCGTTTGGTAACGGCAATAAGATCCGGCTCGTCGCGTCGCAGGTGACCAACACGAGCGCGATTGATTACTCGTTCATCATTTCCTACCACCTGGCTTGATATGGCGTACACCTACATCACCTTCAGCCAGCTCAAGACGCAACTCGCTCTCCGACTCGACGACCCCACCGAAGTGTACTGGGTCGACACCGAGCTGGGCCTGCACCTCACCGAAGCGCTGCGGACATTCGGGCTCACCGCAGGATTCTGGCGCGAACGCGGCACGATCTCGGCGTCACCTGCTCTCGCCTTCTACGACATCAATCCCAACCTCAGCAACGGCAGCGAGAATATCCTGCAGCCGACCGTTACTGACCAGGACATCGTCCAGCAACTGCAGTATGCCCTGCTGGAGAAGGCGACATCGCAAACCACCTGGACCGGCACCGAGATGTTCACTTACCGGGATCTCGCCAATGCCATTCAGAACCGGCTCAACCAGTTCATGAGTGACACGGGTATTGTGGTGAACCGCTCACTGGTGAACGTGATCTCGCCGCCGAGTGGACGTGAGGTGCTCGGGCAATCGACCATCGATGTGAGGCGGGCGGCGTGGCTGGGCAGCTCTCCTGAGGCCTATTACACGACACTCTGGCGCGAGGATGAGCGCACCCTGACATCCGCGAATCAAGACTGGAGTGTGTCGCAGGGTCAGCCTATTGCCTACTCGATCATGGCACCGCCACCATTACGATTCCAGATCGCGCCGCCACCGCAATCGAATGGGCAGCTCGAACTGCTCACTGTAGATTCCACCACTCTCGATCCGGCCAACACTGCGACTGTGCTGGGTATCCCCGACGATCTCACGCCCGCGATCAAGTGGGGCGCACTCGCCGACTTGTTAGGAATGGATGGTGTGGCTCGCGACCTGGTGCGTGCTTCTTTCTCGGAACAGCGTTACCGTCAGTACGTCGCCCTCGCCCGCATGCTTCCGGTCATTGTGCATGCGGAGATCAACGGCGTGCCTCTGCTGGCGGTGACGCTGCAAGAGATCGACAGCGGCGATCCGAACTGGCAGAACAGCGTCGCATCGAGTGCTCAGGCAGTAGACACTCTAGTACTTGCCGCGCCCAACCTGATTGCATTGTCGGCAATACCCAACACTGCATACTCGGTGACATTGGATGTGGTGCGCCGCACTCCGACCTATAACGATATCGACACAGTCCAGATTGGGCGTGAGCAGCTGGATATGATCCTCGACTACGCCGAGCATCTTGCGCTGTTCAAAGTGGCGGGTGCGGAGTGGCACGCGACGGAGCGCCAGGCGGCGAACTTCCTGCTGCAATCGCTCACCTACAACTCGCGCATCAGTGCCGCAGCACGGGCCGCATTCTCAGCAGCCGACCAGTCTCAGCGACAGAAGCAGCAGGTGCCGCGCCGCACTGTCGATCTCGTCGGGCATACGTTCGGTGTCGGTGCATCAAAGGCGGGTGAAGATGCCGGAAAGTAAGTACGAGCGCGATCCCAACAGATTCGATTGCCTGGGCCTCGATCTCAATCGACCTGTGGATAGTGTCAAGCCGGGCAAGTTCCCTTACATGAAGAATTGCCGGTCGTATCAGAACGGTCGAGTGGAGCCGCGCTTCGGCCTCACCGACCTGGCATTAGTGGTGGCGGGCGCGTCGCAGGTGCATTCCATCCGCCGACTGAACGAATCCAACGGCACCTTCACTCGTGTGATCGGCACGCTGGGTCATCTCGCATATGGTGTGTCGACCGCGATCACTCCATTCACGGATATCGATTCTGGATATTCCGGCAACCCACTCGCACTCGTACCCTGGCGGCCAGAAGAATCGCCCACCACATTCATGTACATCGGGGACAGTGCGAGGATGCGGAAGCTCTCGGTCGCCGGATCGCTGCATACGATTGGCTTGCCCGCGCCAGCCGCATCTCCTGCTGTGGGTCTCACCATCAACCCGCAGTACAAGACGATTGATGACTTCGAGTCCACTGCAGGCTGGGCCCAGGGCGGCACCGCAGGCGCACCAGCACTCCTGACCTGGCGAGTCGATACCACCATTGCGCAGATCCTCTATGACAGCGGCTCGACCGGCTGGGCATCCATCCAACCTACCGTCATCGCCAACATCGGTGAAGGGACGCTGCTCACCCTCAATCCGGGCGGGGCTGCTGAGGTTGTCAAGGTGCAATCTGTGATGCCGGGCTCAGTAGCGACAGCGGTCGGCAGCATCAACTACGACGCTGGCACTACAGGCGACTGCTCGATGGTGCTGGAGACCGCCATCGATCAGGCGCGGTGCGACGCACTCATCCGCAATACAAGTCTGGGCGAGAATGCGCGCATTGTCGCGGTGCTGCGCGGTCCCAACAACACCACTTCACTCCGACTCTCGACCACCGGCACCTGGTCACCAGGCGACAGCGTGCAGGTGCTGTTCAGCTTCCGCGCCTACTGCTCTTCGCACCGTTCAGTGGCGGACGTGGTGCGTACGAATGGTGTGCGGAGCGCGATCACAAGCGGGACAGGCACCCTGACGAAAGTGGGTGCGATTGATCTCTCATTACTCGCGACCGGAGTGCCGACGCTGCCCGACGATTACATGCACATCTCGATGCGGGTGTCGGACCCGACCGTCATCACCGAATTGAAAGTGCTGCTCGACGTCAATCCGGGTGGTGTGAACAACTTCGATCAGAACTACTACTGGAAGTCGTTCCGCGCCAATGATCTCACGCCAGCTGCGTCGAACCTGCAATCGTTACTGGCGACACGGCAACAGATTATTCAGCGCACCATCATCGACACTCCCATCTCTGCCACCGATCTCGCTAATCAGGGGCTGGGGCAGCTGGACCTGGGTGGACTCTCACCCGAGCAATACGCGGCGCAGCAGAACGAACTGCAAGCCCAACAAGCTGCCGACGCCCAGCAGTTCGTCACTGAACTCGACACCGCGATCTCGCAGCAATTGGATGCCGGTGTGACTCAGTGGGTGGAGCTGAGATTCCGATTGTCGGATCTGATCCGTATCGGCACCGATCAAGCCCGCACGCTGCAAGACGTCGCATCCATCCGCATCGTCGCGCTCGTGACTGGCAATGTGGATCTCGACGTCGACGCCTGGTGGGTGGGTGGTGGCTACGGTCCCGACACCGGCGATGACACGGCGAGCGCTTACCTGTATCGTTATCGTGCTCGTAACCCTGCGACGAACGTGCCGTCCAACTTCTCGCCTGCGACACGTTACGCCGCCAACCCGCTCCGGCAGAAGGTCACCATCCGACCGACGCAGTATGCGGCCCCGAGCGGGACGACACTCACCACAGCCGACTTCGTGCTGGATATCGAGAGGTTCGGTGGGCAGGTCGCCGACTGGCATTACGTCGGCACCATTCCGAACGCAGCCTCTCCAACCTTCACCGACATCTACGACGACGAGACGGTCGCCAAGCAGCCGATCCTCACTAACGACAACTATCAACCCTGGCCAGTGATTGGAGTGCCTGTCAGCGGCACCACAGGCAATGTGGCGGGCACGAGTGTTGATGATAGTGGTGCGAACTTCGATATCAACTGGGATCCCGGCACCACCATTCTCATCAAGGACCAGCCCTACACGATCTACCGCGTGATCTCGACATCCAAACTAGAGACGGTGGAGAACGTCGGCACCCAGACTGGAGTGTCGTGGCGCATTGACGAGCCGGTGACGCTCGCTCAACCACTGGCATGTCTGTGGCAGTGGGACAACAGGTTCTGGGCGTGTGCGGATCCGGTGAACGCGGGCAGGTTGTACTTCTCCAACCCCGACAGCGAAACGACGATGGTGACCAACTATATCGACGTCACGTCACCCTCCGAACCGCTGATGAATGGAGTGGAGTACAACGTCAGAGGTTGGGTGTTCAGCAGTGAGGACTTCTTCCAGATTCTCAAGACCGGCAATGAAGTCTCTCCCTATTACACCCAACAAGTACCGAACGGGAAGGGTTTGTTCACGCGCTGGCTACTGACACGGGAACCCGCCCCGTTCATCGCGTTCGGCTCGAAGGACGGGCTGTACATGACGACGGGCGGGGCGGCTATACCGCTCACCGACGCCGACATGTATCCGCTCTTTCCGAATGAAGGCAATCAGGGCGCGACGACCAACGGGATATTGGCTCCCGTCTACACTGCGATCCAGGCGCGGCGGCTGAGACTGGGGTTCTATGACGACTTCCTGTACTTCGACTACCCGAGCGGTGAGCTGGGCACGCCCACCACATTAGTCCTGGCATTCAATCTCGGGGCCACTGAGCGAGGTGAAGCGCCTGGTGGGTGGTTCTTCGACGTCTACACTCCCCCCGTTCTGACGCACTATGGTGAAGAGGGGAACGGCGTCCACTCACTGCTGTGCGGCGGGAATGATCAGCACCTCTACCAGTACGCGGGTGACTCGGACAACGGCACAGCCATCCGCATGGAGCTCACCACACCATCCAAAGACCAGGGCGATCCAAGATCAGAGAAGCTGTACGGCGACATCATGCTGGACGCCAACACAGAAGGGCTGGCCGTCACCGTCACGCCTTACTTCGACAACAACACGACGTCCGCAACTCCAGTAGTTGTCAACACCGCGACCCGCACTCAGACGCCGATCCCATTCGATTCCGCCTGGGTCACAGCCCGCAACATCTCGATGTTCTTCTTCTGCAACGTCTCGACCAGCGCTCGCCCGAAGTTCTACATCTGGGAGCCGCGCTGGACGTTTGAAGCAGCACCAGTATCGAGTCAGTCGTGGGAGATCTCACCCACATCATTCGGTGCGCACAACTTCACTTCAATGGGCATCATCCGCATCGCGCACGTCTCGACATCCGACCTCTCACTGATCGTAACACTCGATGGCGTGGTGCAGCCGACCATCACCGTGCCCAACAGCAGCGGGGTATACGAGCAGACCGTGTTCCGAGTGCCAGTGTGGAAGGCGAAGCTGTGGAAGCTGAGACTCGCCAGTGACGCCGCATTCAGGCTGGACACTCGCGACACGTTCTTTGAAGTGAAGGAGTGGGCCAGTGACGGACCGTACGCTGAGCTGCGCGTGTTCGGCGACTTCGCAATGGTGGAGGGCTAGTGGGATTGCAGTTCACGGTCGAGGATCTCAAGACCCCAGAAGGTACGGAGAGAGTGCTGCGTCAGTTCCAGGACAGCATCCTGCGAATGCCCACCGGATTCCCGGCGCAGCAGAAGGTGCCATCGGTTGGTGAATTAGTTGGCGAGCTCGCGCCGCTCATCCGATCTCAGCTCCAAGCGCCAGGCGGCACACCACTCAACTTGCAATCGTTGCTGCCCGCGCTCTCCACTTCCGCCTGTCTCGAAGATACTCATGCGAACCGCCTGGCACTCTACCCGCCCGGCAACTTTCCAGTCGGCACGCTGTTCTACGAAACAGATCGTACGGTGCTGTACGGCATCGTGAATAATTCCGGCACCTTCGTCTGGCAGTACATTACTGGCCTGTTCATTGCGGTGTTCGGCAACCGCCCCACCGATCTCGGCACCAGCGACCGCGGCTTTCAGCTGTTCGTCACCGTGCAGGCGCATACCATGTGGTGGAGCGGCACGCAATGGTTCTTCCTCGATGAGGGTGGCGGCAAGATCGTCGACTTCGTGACCGCGCCGCCATCACCACTCGGCTGGCAGCTGTGTGATGGGACCGCCACCGATTATCTGGTGATATCGGGAGCAGATCTGGCACTGACAGCCTTCACCACACCTGACGAGAACAGCGGTGCGGCGGGCGTCTACCACAAGTCCATTGCCGCCTACACCGGCACCATCAATGCCGCCACAGCCGGTGCCATGAGCGGCATCACCGCGGCCAATTCGACCGGTATCACCGTGAACGCGCACGGCGTCACGCAGATTACCGACGTAGCGGGCGCGAATAATTACGCCTTCACTGCGGCGGGCGACGCGGGGCACACGGTAGTGGATCCCCAGCACCAGCACCTGTTCGGCACCATCGCTGTCGATGCCACCGGACAACCCCGCAACATGGGTGTGCTGCGCTATTTCAGGAGATGAGCATGAAGTACAGACTACTCGAATCGTACGAATGGGAGCGGCTGGAAGGGCTCGTTGAACCTGAGTTCCTCCCCGCATCCGACGCCGCCACTGCCGCTGTATGCGAGACCGATCAGGGCGTGATCGTGGGTGTGTTGTTCTTGCAACTACAGCTGCATATGGAACCGCTCATCATCGACGACAACCGGGTCGACTTCAGAAGATTGGTAACGGTACTCGACGACGCTGTATCCGACCGTCACGGTCTGGCATACTACGCCTTCACACAGGATACGAACGTCGCTCGCATGGCCGAGATCGTCGGCATGGAGAAGCTGCCGTATGAAGTCTGGCGCAAGGAGGTGGTCTGATGTCCATGCTCGCACCTTTCGCCCCGGCACTGATCAAGGGCGGCATCGGTCTGGGTGCATCATTGATCGGCGGCAAGCTGGCAGGCGGTACACCCAAAGGCGATCAATCGATACTGGACGCCAACAACCAGGCGATGAAGGACAACCTGGCGATGTCGGGCCAGCTGCGGCAGGGCGGCTCGGATCTCGTGAATCTCGCGGGTCGCAGCTTCAACCCTGTTGTCGATTACTACAGCAGGATCCTGAGCGGTGGGAGATCTGGTCTGATGTCCGCACTCGGCCCGCAAGCCAGCAACATCGGCATGGGCTACCAGAACGCCCGCAATACCATCGCCTCACTCACACCACGCGGTGGTGGACGCAGCACGATGATGGCGGATCTGCCCTTCCAGCAGCAGAAGGATGTCACGTCACTCTTCCAAACCGAACGTGCTGGTGCTCCCGCCGGTCTACTGCAGGCCGGATCACAAGCATCGAACGCTGGCAATAATCTGATCTCGAATGCCATCCAGTCGATGTATGGAGCGACCAGCGCCGGGCGTACGGTGCTCGACTACAACGCCCAGAAGCGTGCTGCGGATCGCGAGTTCGGCGGCAAGCTGGCCGCGCCCATCTACGACCTGTTGAAGGGGCTGAACATCGGCAAGCTCGGTGGTGGCAGTAAAGGATCCGGCACTGCAACAGGCGGGGTCTTAGGAGAGTTTCCATAATGCGCGACGTATTGCTTGGCATATTAGGTGGACTGGGTGAAGCGCACGAGAAGGATCAGCAGAACCTCCTCCAGCAGGAAGTGGCGCGCCGCAAGAACATTGCCGACAGCTGGCAATTCTTAGCGGAACATCCCGACACTCGCCCGGAGACACGAGACCTGGCGTTCCGGAACCGTCTCCTGATCGCGCAGACGCCGTACGGGAAGAAGCTGCCCAAAGAGGTGGAGGACTTCGGTGCGGCTGAGCATCCGGCAATGCAGATCGGGCAGAGCATTCAAGCGCCACCGACCGACTCCAGTGCCAACCCCGGCATGCAGTCTCCCATCGCGCCGGGTATCTTGCCGGACGTGTCGGCACCGATCCCGCCACCGACATTGAGCCAGGACACAGTCAACAAGTGGCCGGACAATCGCGCTCCATCCCCCTTCTACACCACCGAAGAGAAGACGCGGATGCAGCAGCAGTCCACTCAAGCTGCAATTGAAGCGGCTGGCCAGAAAGCCTACTCCGAAGAGAAGGGCCGGACTCGCGCCCTGTACTCCCCCGAGAACATTCAGGGCATCATCGCTACCGAGCAGGCCAAGAAGCCGGTCACCATCATTCCGCGTGGTGGCACTGCCATCGATGCGCAGGGGCGCACCATCGGCGTTGGTCAACCGTATGAGCGCACTCCCGATCAGCAAATGCTCGAAGCGGCATCGCAGATCGTTGCGAAGCGCCACAATCTCTCCATCAAGGACGATCTCGGTATCGGAATCTTCGGCAAATTGCCGCCGTCATTACAGGCGGAAGCGGCACAGGAACATGCGCTGATGAAAGAGAATCCCGATGCTGCTGAAATTCGTAAGCTCGGGATGACGCGCAGCAAACTCCTCAACCAGGAGACGCAACTCCGTATCAACGATCTGCTGGCCGAGAACAATCCAGACTCGTTCGACAAGATCGCGGATCTGGTGAACGACTCCCCTGACGCGCTGTTCAACTACTCGCCGAAGGATGTGGCGAAGATCTCGAATGCGATGCTGGTGAAGGGCTACCCAGTCCCGCGCAAACCGCTGCCCGCCACACAGCAGGTACAGGTCTCGAATGCGGAACTGGTGATGCAGAACATCTCCGACATCCGCGCCATGATCCAGAAGTATCCCGATGTGGTGGGTCCTATCGTCGGGCGAGCTGGCCTGACTGAAGAGGAGTGGGGTGCGCCGATATTCGACGCTCGCAACGACCCCGAGAAGGCGTCTGTTGAGCAGGAGCTGCGCAACCGGATGAAGTATCTCATCGCGCAGGATCTCAAAGCTCTCATCGGTGCGCGTCCACCGCAGCAATGGTTACAAGAGTTGCAGAAGTCTTCACCGCGACCGCAACAAGCGCTGCCGTTCCTCGAAGGATCCCTGCGCGGTATGGAGGGCTCGGCGGGTCGTGTTCTGGATCAAGCCTACCGCACCAGATACGGTACCCAGCCGACCGCGACGGGCCGGGGGCCGTCTCCGGGGTCCACCGCGACTCCCCGCCCGTCTGCCGCTCCCACTACTCCAGGCGCTCCGACACCGCCACCGGGAGGCAGGGCTGCCGCTCCCCCAGCCGCAGGTGCAGGTGGTGGCAAGGCCGAGCCGGGTTCGGCAGGCTATGTGACGCTCGAAGATGTGCAGGCCTTCGCCGACGATCCGCGTCACGCGAAGATGACACTGGCGCAAGCTGAGGAACAATTCCGCTCACAGGGCTTCACGATCCTGCCACCAACCACAACACCCGCCCAGCGCAGGAAGAAGCCCGCTTACACACCATCCGCCAGTCATGGCGTGCTGATCCCTGGTGAAGGCGTGCCGCTCAGCCTGCAACCGGCACCGCTGAATCTTTCGCTGAGGCCGGGAGGGTAAAGATATGCCGCAGCTGTCGGTGGAACAATTCATGCGTGAACGAGGAGCGCCCGCCGCTCCGACTGCCACACCACCGTCACGCAGCGCACCGCCATCGCGCAGTGCGGGAGGTCTGTCGCCTGCCGACTTCATGCGTGAACGCGGCGCACCGCTCCCACCGACCAACGCACCCGCTGCCAGCGCCGGTACGGATGAAGAAGCGCCCAGTCTCGCGGGTTTCGGGAAGAATGTGGTCACCTCCACCGGCAATCTGCTGGGCGGTGTCGCGGGTATGGTGCTGCACCCACTCGACACACTGGAGAACGTCGGTGAACTCGCACTCGGCGGTGCTGAGAAGCTGGTACCGGGTGCACATCAGGCGATCACTGGTACACCAGCGCACGAGATCAATCCATTCGATCAGGTGTGGGCCGGGCTGAAGGACAGGTATGGTGGCATCGAGAACATCAAGAAGACGGCGTACAAAGATCCGGCGGGATTCGCTGCCGATCTCGCGGCGCTGGTGTCGGGTATCGGTGGCGCTGCAGAGCTGGGCGGTCGGGTGGCTGGCATCAGTAACCTAGCACGCGCTGGCGAACTAGCCACTCAAGCGAGCCGCTTCGTCGATCCGCTCAACCTCGTCGCCAAAGGTGTAGGGAGTGTCGGCGCACCCATTGCGCGAGGTGCAGGTAAGCTGGCTTCAGAAGCTGTCGGGCTCACAACGGGTGCGGGTGGTGAAGCGATCCGCACTGCACTCCGATCTCCATCACAGGACTTCTTAGCTGCGATGCGCGGCGACATCTCGATCCAGGACATCGCCGACAATGTGAAGAAGGCAGTGCAGGATGTCCGTAAGCAGCGAGGGGATGAGTATCGGCTGCGGCTCAATACACTGCCACCAACCAATCTCAGCATCTTCCCGGTGCAGCAGGAGCTCGTTAATCAGTTGAATGATTTCGGTGTCAAGCTGACACGGAAACAAGTCACGGTCGGTAAAGGTCCGATGGCGGTAGTGAAGAGTGTGATCGTGCCGGACTTCTCGACATCCACACTCGGCGACGTAGCGGCGCAGAACCAGGTGCGTAAGGTCGTGAGCGATGTATTGACCTGGCCGCAACGGAACGGTGTCCCACCCGACCTGATCCCGCACGAGATGATGGACACGCTCAAACGCAGACTGGATGCGTACTACGGCCAGACCAGCGATGCGCGCAAGCTCACCGCGGCGGTGAAGAATTCGGTCCGCACCGAATTGGGACAGGTGCCGGGCTACAACGCGATGACGTCGGCGTACGAGAAGGCGACGCGATTCCTCGATGAGGTGGAACCGGAGCTCAGCGCCAAACGGACGACGATGAAGGGCACCACCGTACGCAAGTTGACGTACGCGCTGAACCAGAACAACGACTACCGTCAGCTGCTCGTCGACGCGCTGGATGCGAAGACGGGCTCCGCACTGCACGACCAGATCGCCGGGCACGCACTCAGCAAGTGGGCACCTCGTGGCCTGATGCGAACTGTCGTGGGCGGCAAGATTCTGTTCGGCATGGGCGCTGCATTCCACCCCGCAGCACTGCTCGAAGCGTCGCTGACGTCACCGCGTGCGATGGGAGAGCTGGTGTCGGGCGTCGGTCAGCTGAAGAAGTTCGCCGGGCCCGCAGCAGGTAAGGTAGGGCGCACGCTGGCAGCACCTGGGGTGTACCGACCAGTGCTGAACGCCCAGCCCTCGCCGCAACCGTCGCAGGAGTACGACTACATCAACGGTCGGCTGGTGCCGCGATTATGAGTCGACTCGAAGATCCCGCGACTCTACCGCCGATGATCCGAGTGAACGCGCCGGATGGTCGTGTGATCCATTACCCCGGCGACACGCCGATCCATGCGATCCAGGCGCATCTCGATTCTCTATTTCAGACGCCCGAGATGATGCCCGCACATGCTGTGGCACCAGCACCAATCCCAGCACACAACAAGCGGCTCATCCCGACCGCAGCACCAGAACCTATCCCGCCATCGACTGTCACTGGTGGTGGCACAGGCTCGATGCTGGACTTCAATCAGAACACCCCCAATACGATCCTCGGTCAGCTCGGCACTATCGGCGATATGGGATCCTCCCTGCTTCGACAATTCGGCGGCGGTACCGACAAGACCTACGAAACCCTCGACACACAGAACTTCTTGCCCGGCCAGCAACCCGCACCAGGCTCACCGCGTTTCGTCACGAGCGAGAGATACGGTGCGATGGCACCCCCATTCGCGGGCGGCGCTGCGGGTGAAGAAGAGGATCTGCTGCGCTCATTCGAGCGAATGAAGAAGCACATGCGCCCGGAAGTCGCTGAAGTTCTCGACAAGGGGATGAAGACCCGCATCGCGAGCGCATACTCCGAACTCCCACCCGCCGCTGAATGGGAAGCCGCTGCTCGTGCTGGCGTCGCCAAACGCGGCTGGTACAAGAACAGCGGTGCCGCCATCAAATCCATGTTCGGTACCGACACCCCACTCTTCACCGGCGTTCTCGCGGCAACGTCTCCTCGCCAGACAGTAGCCGACAATCTGAAGATGGCCACCCGCGTCTTCGGAGCGTGGGTGGATGCCGGTCGCCCGGAGTCGGCTGAGGAGATCATGAAGGTCCTCGAAACCGTCCCCGGTGCGAGCATGGGCTCACGAGTACCGAACCAGATCCGGGCGCTGCAGGGCAAACCGCTGGTAGATTTCGTCGAGCCCGGTGCGGGTGGCAGCGGCTGGAAGGTGGAGTCGTTCCGTCGCAATCTATTGGGTGAAATGGACTACTCGACCAACGACACCTGGATGGCGAAATTCATCGGCAAGAATGGCGATTGGTTCGGCAGCAAAGCCAACTACCTCGCTGCTGATGCTATGGCCAGGCAAGTCGGCAAACGCATGGGCTGGGAGACCGCAGAAGTTCAGGAAACCGTCTGGTCCTGGATGAAGACTCTTATCGAACAGACCCCAAGTTCTAGTACACTGAAGGAAGGATTGAAAGGAGTCACCCATGAGCTCATCGCACAAGACCCGGACTTCGCGACCCTCCTCAGCGACCCCGAGATCGCCAAAGAACTTGAGCGAGCCGGGTTCAAACCACCCGCCGCAACCGGGAGCCGACCAGGCACTACCGCAGCGAACATTGGAAGAGAAGAAGGCGGTGATCCTCGCGTTCTTGAGAGGGTTGTCCGCCGACTCAAACGGCAAGGAATCGAACCGGTAGGCGCGGCCAAGCCGCGCATTGCCGCACCCTCTCCACCACCCCCATCACGACCACCCAGATGACAGCCACTGCTACTAAATTGCTACCATCGACGGCGATCAATGAGCACCATCACACTCCCAGTTGCTCCAAGATCTCCGGACACCACACTGAGCTGAAACCCGCGACCACACTGGGGTTGCCACCTCCCGCACCCTCCCGCTGCTACCACGCACAACTTTCGTAGAATCTGCGGATTATGCCTGGCAGGCATAGGGTTTGACTTGTGAAGTCAGAGAGTTAGGTGGGATTTGGAAGTCACTGCTACTAAATTGCTACTTTGATACTGTTTCGCCCTCGGGCCTGTAGCGCAGCTGGGAGCGCGCCACACTGGCAGTGTGGAGGTCGTCGGTTCGATCCCGACCAGGTCCACTATGATTCCAATCGGTACTGTTCTGGCGATCCTCTGGTTCCTCTTGTGGTGGTACGAACACGTACGAGACAGTCGGCCACGGTGAGATGGGCGTCACGATCCGTCAGAAGAACCGCAAGCAGGGTGACAACAACTGGTGGATCTTCGTATCCCACCTCAATCGCCGTACGAGCCTCAAGGTGGGGTCGAAGACGGCAGCGATGGATGTTCAGCGGGAACTGCAGGTGATGCTCGCTGTGGACCGGATTATGCACGATCTGACCCCGCGAGAACGTCGCCGGGTGAAGCTCGATCCGGAGCTCGAACGGCAGGCCGACAATCTGCGCTCACGACTGTGGCGATTGTGGAATGAACTGGAAGTGTTATTGGGGAGGAATCATTGACCGACGACGAGAAGACCGTCACGCCTCAGATGCGAAAGCAATACCGACAGCTTGCCGAAATGATGAGGTCCGCTTTCCTGGCAGACATGTTCAATCTCAAATACGAAACCATCGAGCGCCAGTTCGGATCCGAGAAGCCGCCTGACGACTACTGGATCTTTGCGGCTGCGCGGACCTGGGGAGAGATGCATGGGCTTCTGGAGAAGGCGGATGAGGAGGGTCGGGCGAGAGTCGTGGGGAGCCGGGCGGCGTTGAAGCTCGTCCGGCCCCAACCTGTCGATTAGCTCAGCTTCAGTTTGGACTTTTGCGCTTCGAGGTAATCGCTGAAGCGATCCGCCGCCTGCGCCCGTGCTGTGGAGTCGAGGTGGATGTAGGTGTCCGCCATCTTGATCGATGCCCAGCCCGCCATCTGTTTCAGATCGAATGCAGACGCACCGCCCTCCACCGCACGAGTGAGTGCCGTGTGACGGAAATCGTACAACCGGAAGCGCGGGATCGCGAGCGGCTCATTGCGCGTCCACAGACGTTTGTGTGTCGACTGGAATGACGTGAGCGGCGTGTGGTGGAACTTGCCGTTGCGGTCGGCGGGGAACACGTGACCCGACTTCGGGCAGCCCATCCGCATCCAGCGTTCCTTGAGAATCTTCGCGAGTCCGAGCGTCATCCCTAGTTCACGCTGACGCATCTTGCCCGTCTTCATACAGCTGTCGAAGATGTAACCGTTGGTGTACTTGCCGACTGCGCCGAAGAAGACGTTCGGCCAGGTGAGCCCCGCGCAGGTGCCTGGTTCCATCCCGCTGTTGATCAGGATCGAACAGAAGTCGCGATGGTCACGGTCCACCGCCGCCATGTAGATCGCCTCTTCCTCGAACGTGACAGAGACGCCCATGAACTCCCCTTTCGGAAACGTCGTGAACGTCGGGAGTGTGGCGATCAGCTTCCAGTCCTGCGCTTTGGTCAGGATCACGTTCAGCACGACCATGTTCTTCTTCTGGGTCTGCACCGCCAGCTTCTGTTCGCACAGCTCACCCTCGAAGGCGTCGATGAGTTCGCGGTCGATCTTGTCCAGCGTGGCGTCAGCGAGAGGCGCGAACTTGAGGATGGCTGTGATGCGCTGGCGATAGAATTCGAGCGTGCTGGGTCTCTTCTTCTTGCGGCACCAGTCCCAGAACCGGCCACCCACTTCATCATCGGCGTCGGGTAGGCGGGCGAAGTCAGCGAGCGTGGGGGCGGTCGGGAGCGGTTTCGGCTGCGCAGCTTCCTTCTTCGCATCCTCGAATTCCTGCGCGACTTTCACACGTTCGGCGGTCTCGCGCTTCAATGCGACCTTCATGTCTGTGGTGTTCAGAGAGCGGAAGATCTGCTTCCCCTCGTGCATGAACTTTGTGTAGAGCTTCGGTGAACCTTTGCGAGTGATGATTGCCATTGGTGTCGTCCTTTCGTTAGTAGCCTGATGTTGCAGACGGGAGCAATGATACCACAGGAGGTCATGGGGTCAACAGCTAATCGTTGCGGTCTTTGTTGCGCTCGATGAACGCATCCAGGTCGTCGAGATCGATCTTGGCACCACGCATATCGTTGTGCGGCCCGTCACCGGCGGGAAAGCGGATGAATGGGATCTTACCGCTCGCGATCCAGCGTCGTAACGTCCAGCGCGAGATGCCGAGGTACTCTGCAGCTTTGTTGATGCCGACGACGCGGTGGTCGGTGCGTGTTCTTACGATCTTCATGGGGTCGACTCCTCTTCGGCGGCAGGTGCGGTGGTCTGGAACAGGTCGTAATACTCTTGCGTGCCGCCGCGCACGCCCCACTTCTGATAGAAGTACTCGCGGTTGGCTTCAGCCTGCTTCATGATGCGGTCACGTTCAGCATTGTCGGCGTTCTTCACTGTCTGAGATGCGTGGTGCAGGAAAGGGAGCTCCAGCGCTTCAGCTCGAATACCCACCTTCTGCATTCGTAAGTGGTAATCCCAGTCTTCGCAGAACGCGATCTTGAAGTTCTCGTCGAATGCGCCGACGACGTGATAGGTTTCGCGGCGGATCAGGTAGCAGCTGAAGTCGGGATGGGGGCGCTTCTTATCCGGATCCGGGTCAGGGCACGCCAGCAGCTTCTCCCGATCCCGCACTCCCACCGCAGTAACGAACGGTCCGCCGTCCGCAACCAGATGCCGGTACGTGTCGGGTCTCAGCTCGACATCGTTGTTCACCACCAGTGCGTACAGCTCTTGCGGGAAGCTCTCGAAAGCGAACTCCAATCCCCTATTCCAACTCGCTGCGACACTCATCCCCGGCCTGTTCATGAGGGTGAAGATGTCGCGCTGGGTCGACAGCCACCGACCGGTACCATCCGTCGATCCGTTATCGATGATGAGGATGTGCACACCACCCTCAATATCCTGAGCGCGGAAGGTGCGCACCGCTTCTTTGGTGAGCGATAAGTTGTTCCTTACCGGGCATATGATCCAGTTCATCTGATCCATCACTTCACCGCCTCCATTCCTAAGATCCACCAATCTCTCGCGATATCGGCACCGGCAACCGGACGCCAGTCAAAGCCCTTCACGTACTGCCACGATGCAGCCGCTTGTAACTGGGTCGTCAGCGACTTCCAGGTGAACCCCCACTTGTGGCGGTCCGCTTCATCCCCCATGAACGCGCCGTAGACGTTGGTGAAGTAGGTGGCGTCATCGATCTGGTGCATCAGCCAGCGCTGAGCGAGCGACTGCATGTTCGGCACAAAGACCAGCAGACTGCCGCCCGGTTTGAGAACCTGCCACGCTTGCTTCATGAAGCCGGTGGCGTGATCGCCCCAGACGTGTTCGAGGGTGTGATGCGCCACCACCAGATCCATCGTGCTGTCGTGAAAGTAGTGGGTGAGATCGTCCCAGGTGCCGCAGATATCGGGCTCCCACTGCGCTTGAATGTCGATGTTGATCCAGCCCTGGCCGCGATCAAACGGGCGCTGGCCCGAGCCGCAATTGAGCTTGGTGCCGTGGGGGTGGAACGACTCGATGTCACGCTTGAGTGGCTGCGTTGACCCGATGAACGCGGTGGAGTCGTTCCAGCGCCGGATCGAGGACGTGTGCAGTCCGTACTTCTCGAAGAGCGCCATCCACTCCCAGTCCGTCATCGTGCGTTCGTTCGGCTGATCGAAATGCTTCCACCTCTCATTCGGACAGAGGAAGTAGAACTTGCCCGACGCGCCCAGCAGCTCGCGGATGTTCGCCAGCGCCGCATCCAGGTTCACGATGTGTTCCAGTGATCCGAGCGAGACGACGTAATCGAACCTGCCACCGGTCGATATCCAGTAGTCGCGCTCTTCAATCGAGACCTGTGCGATAGCGGCCTGCGGAGCGCGTGCCCGCGCCTTGATTGCGCCGATGCCGCTGATCTCGGATCCGAAACAGGTAACGCGTTTGGTTGCCTCGGCCAGGAAGTGACCGGCACCGCACCCTACATCCAGTAATCGCAGCAGCTTGTTGAACGGCACCCCCAGATCATCGAGGTGCTGGTTGCATTCAGTGGCGGGAGTGTGCCAGCCGTCGCCCATCGCCAGGTATTTCGCGTCGTACCAGGCAGCCAGATCAGGAGTGGATTCGATGACCTTACGATATTCCATCAATCCCGTCTCCAGATACCCAGCCCGTACGCTTGCTTGTGCTTCGTCCAACCTTTGGCGACGAACGGATCGACAGCCTCTGACACTCCACCAGACGGGTAATCGTGTGTCAGCAGATACCCACCCGACCTGATACGTGACGCGACGATCTGCAAATCCCGCTCGACAACAGGCTGATCGTGGCAGCCGTCAATGAATGCGAAGTCAATCCCGTCTGGGGTGAGCCGCTCAATATGCACCGCTGCGGCTTCGGTGGTCATATGCAGCACGATGAATGGATGCCACTCACAGCGTTCCGCGACGTTCTCCATCCACTGCTTCGCTCTGTCCTCGAACTCGAACCACGGGTCGACATGAATGGTCATGAAGTTCTTAGCCGCAGCGACCTGCGAGATCAGACTCGACGAGCGCCCGACATCGCACCCGATTTCGATCAGGGTTGATTCATCCGGCAGTTCGTACAGCACGTCGAACATCGCCTGGCACTCGACAATCTGCAGGATATTCACGACGCTGATGGGGGAAGTGATGCTCATCACCTCGTCGTAAGTGGGTACGTTCATAATGGCCATCCTCCAATCGCGTCCCACACCGGCTTCATCACTCGATCTTTGCCTGTGACGGGATCGCTGTATCCGCCATTGAAATGGATCGCGCAGGGGAAGGTTTGAGTCAGCGCGTTGTAGATCCGTCCGTCCATCACCTGCAGTTCATCGGCGAGATCGCCATTACCTGCCGACTGAAAGACCTGGCACTCGGTATCGAGCACGAACTGCGGTCCGAACTTCCCGTCAACGAACGCTTGCACCATCCAGCCCTGCTCGTTCTGATCCTCGCCCACTTTGTCCATGTAGTCGTCGCGCAGCATCTGCCACATCGGAATCAGGTAGTCGAGCTCGCCCATGAACTGGCCACTGCCCAGCCAGCGATAGTGGTGGCCGGGATCCGGGAAGCGGTCAGCCAACCAACAACGCGGATAGCATTCGGTCTCGGTCGCCATCAGGCAGCCCGGTGCACCGACGTAGAAGTACTTGAGCTTGATCTCCATCAGCCCGCTGAGGAAGAAGCTGTCGCGCCCATCGGTGTAGAGGATGTGCGTTGCGCCGGTGCGCTTCATCTGCTGGAAGTGTTCCAGCATCTGCGTGATCTTGATACGCGGCCAGTCGGTATAGGTCTGGCCCAGCCCGTACGGGTGCAGTGGAATGGCGAAGCGGTCGCAGCTCTTCTGCAGACGCCAGATCGGCCAGGCAGTCTCGAACACGCAGGCTGTGATCGCGGCGAGCGTCACGGCTTCCTCCGGTACGCCAGAGTTTGCACGTGCCCGCCATCCCAGCCCGCACAGACGCGTTTCACGGTGTCGAACACGTCGGGGAAGTTGTGGGGCTCGTAGTCGTGGAAGACCGCCCAGCCACCACTCTTGAGCCGCGGTAACCAGACGGCACAGTCCAGTTCAATCCAGGGACGCTCATGATTGGCGTCGATGAACACCAGATCGATGCTCTCCAGCGGGAAGTAGGCTTTGGCCACATTAGAATCGCCGACGATGGTCAGGTAGTCCTCGACGCCGATGCGCTTCATGTTGGCCTGGAACTTATCGAGATAGGGTGTGCCGTCGAAGTCCGGGCCGAAGATATCCACACAAGCGAGGTGGAAGAATTTGGTCTTCATCAGCTGACCGGGCACGCTGGTCGAGCGCCCGTGATAGATACCGACCTCCACAACACTGGCATTGTCGGGCAGGTTCGAGAGGATCGCGTGATACTGCGACGCCTCTTCAAATGAGAACCAGCCTTCAATAGTGGCGGTGAGATTCCAGAACTCGCTCATTGCTGGATCACCCCTTTGTATCGCGTCATCTTGTGCGCCCCGACTGCCGGATCTCCTGCGGTGTTGGTGAGCCCACAGGCATACACCACCTCAGGGAATAGTGAGCCGACGAAGAACCCGGCATTGACGATCTTCTGGCAGAAGGCGAAGTCTTCACTCATCCCAGTACCCGGCCCGTGTGCGTCGAGCGGTCCGTACTCGTGCCAGGTCTCCCAATGCATCAGGTGCGAATAACCCGACACCGCATCATGAGCCCGCAGATGCAGCACCTCACCCGCTTCAGTCTCGATCTGGTGCGCGACGTTCCATTGATGGAAGGGGTGGGTGCTGCCCGCCAGCACACGGTAGCCGAGACCCCACGACGTGACCCAGGCGTCGAGCATCTTCTTCAGCCAGCCGGGTGTGAAGAACACGTCGTTGTCGGAGAGGTAAATCATACGGGTCGGACCCCAGTACTTCTCGGCCCAGTACACCCCGAGATTGCGCACCTGGCCGGTGATGCCACGGGATTGGGTAACGCGCAGGATCGTGTAGTTCTTCATGCCCAGGAGTCGCTGCTGGATGCAGTTGTGGGTCGGCTCGTCACTCTCGTCATCAACAATGGTGAGATAGAAGGCGTCGTGCGGTGTGTTGAGATAGAGACTGTTGATCGATTGCATGGTGAGTCGCAGCCGACCCTTCACGAGCATGATGATATTGGTCTTGTCGGTGGTCTTCATTCGGGTTCACTCGTTCTCAACATGAACGGCGGCAGCTTGCCCATACCCATGCTGGCTTCGTATCGACGAGCCGCCGCCGCGGAGTAGTAAGGAATTTGGAGCTTTGTCCTTACTTCTCGTTCTACCCGGTCCCGCAGTCGCACAATGTCATCCGCGCTGAGATGATCCGTGTAGACGTAACTCTTGTAACCGCCATCCGGATCGCCTTTGTAGTAGTCAGCGATCTGGGTGTAATCGAGATCGATGGAATAGAGGAAGTCGCCGTTCACCTCAAAGCACCAGATGTCGGTGCTAAGAACCCGACGTGATCGGTCGTAATATGGCGAGCCGGGATATGCCGTGATGATCGTGACATCGAAGTCGGCAGGTTTGACGGCGAGCAACCAATCCTCAGTCTGCTGAACTGTGGTTTCGCTCTCTCCGGGATGGCCGAGACTCATCAGCGCCTTCATCTCCAGGCCGTACTTGTGCGAAATCTCCATCGCAATCGTGTTGTCGGTGAGAGTGGCGTTCTTGTTGATGTTCTTCAGAATGCGCGGTGAGCCGCTCTCAAAGCCGCACATGATTCTCCGGAATCCGGCCCGATACATCGCTTCAGCTTGTGTGGGGGTGAAGAGCTCCGACTTCACAAACCCCCGGCATCTGAACCCGACACCCAATTCACACTGCAGATCATCGATGGCGTGCATCAATTCCAGCATCTGGCGGTTCACATTCAACTCGTCGTCGAAGAACATGAAGCCGTGGATGCCGTGCACTTCATAGATGTGCCGCATCTCCGCGATCACGTTCTCTGTCGGGCGCAGGCGCACTCTTCTCAACATCGCTGAGTCCCGGCCAGCGCAGAAGTTGCAGCCGAACGGACAGCCTAATTGCCCGATGAGACCGGTGACCGGTACCCCATCAATGGTGTAGTGGTACGACTTCAGATCGACCAGGTGCCGGGCAGGAAAGGGCAGCTCACCCAATCGCTTGCCGGTGAGAAAGAAGAGCGTGTTGGGATCGTCGGCGTCAATCACACCCGCTTCCGTTTGGATAGCGAGATCAATCGCGTCCTCACCATCGCCCGCGACAATCACATTGAAGAGAGATTCGAGCTGGTCGGCAGCCCCCAATGCCCGGCTACTGGCGTGCTTCTTAACCGCTGCATAAACGAGCGTGGGATGGGGGCCGCCGAGAATCAGTTTGGCATCCGGCAGCGCGGCCCGGATGGTCTTCGCGAGTATCGTGACGGCAGGCATCTGGGGTGTCGTAGCCGTCATCGCGAAGATCCGGGCCTCGCTGCGGGCGCAGTGGTCGAGGGTGGCGTCCTGGTAGTTCACGACGCCGTTCAGATCGAGGTGTTCAACCGGATATCCCGCCTGCTCGGCCACTGCAGCCACTTTCAGTATACCGAGTGCGACAAATACTCTCTCGTCGAGTAAGAAGATCGAGGGTGGTGTGATGAAGCAGACGCGTGGCTTCATCAGTTGGTCCTGTGCTCATCGCAGCTGGTCTCTTCACCACAACTACAATCTCGGAATCCCTGCAGCCTGGAGAGCGCATTCATGATGGACTCACGCGCCACATTCAGTGCCAGCTGGGGTGTCGGGATCATGTCGATCTTCACCTTGTCGAGCACGATGCCGACCGTCACGACCAGGCCGTCGTTGCGCTGGCCCTGCAGTTCCGCTTTGTAAGATGGCGGGATGCGCGGATCGATGGACTGGCTGAATGCGCTCATCCCGATCTGCTTCCAGCCACGATTCGCCCGCGCCATTTCGGAAATGATGCGAGAGTTCGGGATGTGCCCGTTCGACTTCTTGATCTTAGGCTTGCCCATCGCCAGCGCACCTCCAGGGCAGCACATCGCGGTAGTTGTCGTACACCCAGCGATGCGAGACTTCGTGAATCTCCTGATCGCTTAACCCTTCATGTTTGGCTGCCCACTCGATGTACTGCGGCGTCGTCGATGTACGCCCACCGAAGTGATGACAGTCAATTCCAACCATTCGCACACGATAGCCGTAACGATGAGCCTCAGCACAGATCGCATAGTCGTAGCAGTGAAATCCCCCAGGAACAGCAGGCCAGCCGCCACACTTGTCGAGAAGAGCGCGGCGTACAACAAGAGCAAAGCCGTCCAGCACCGCCACGTCGCAACTACCTGCGAACCGGGTGCCGTGCGCTTCGGCGTCGCGGGTGTTGGAGAGATAGTGACCCCGAGCGAGTTGCTGGAGCTGATAGGGCCGACGATAGATATCAGGCGTGCCATGATCGAGACCTCCACCGAACCCCACCACTCCCACTGCGGGGTCGTCGAATTCGCCTAAGATGCGCAGATCCCAGCCGCGTTGATAGACCTCCACGTCGTCGTGGATGTAAGCCAGGATCGGTTCCGTTGTCTGTTCGTAGAGCGCTTGATAACTCCCGATGACACCGAAGTTGAGCTCGGGCGTGTTGCGCATGAAGTGAAGCTGGTAATCCTTCGTCGCAGCGGAATGCAGATGCAGAGTCGTGACCGGTGCCGGGATCTCGGGATCGGGTACCATCGTGGCGATGCACAGCCCGAGCTTGTCGTGTACGTTCATGCGAGCCCATCCAGGAACCACTTCTTCCAGCGCGACGGCCACAACAGCTTCCAGTCGAGGTGCTCCACACTGCTGCGGCACATCGCCGGATCATGACCGTGACACAGCACGTTCTCGATCTCGACAGCGAAGTCGATGGGGCGGTAGACGGGACGCAGGCAATTGTGGGGTGTATCGAGGCGCTCGGCGACAGGATCCACTAACCAGACGGTGTTGGGGATCAGCTCCGCAGCACCACCATACGATCCGGTAATGCACGGCACCCCGCACGCCAGCGACTCCACTACTGGATATCCGAACCCTTCACCCAGACTGGGCAGCATCGTCACGTCACATGCAGAGTAGTAGTAACTCAGCTCGGTATCGCTCAGCACCGACGACTGGGTGACAATCGTCCGGTTCTGCAGATCGAAGTCAGCGGCGAGTGCCTGGATATCCCAGCTCCTCAGCAGCGTATCGACATGCGCCCAGAAGATGAGATTGGGATGGGTCTCGCGCAGCTTCGCGATGGTTGCGAACGCCAGCCCCCAATCCTTACGTGCTTGGTTGGTCATGACGCAGCCGACCACCAGATCATCCGCACGCGCTCCGAGTGCCATCCGAGCGGCGACACGATCTCGCGGGGTGAAGACGTCCAGGTTCATTCCGTGCGGGATCCATTCCACTTCATTGCCGGTCGACTGCAGGACCACCTCAGCACCGAAGATGCCGTACGCCAGGGTGCGGTTATAGCCCGCCAGCGTCTGGCAGCTCATGGTTGTGAGCCGCTTCCCTACTCCATATGAGTCGATAGGAAAGTAGCCCCAGCGCTGAAATCTCCCTGACCGTAGGAACTCGCCCAGCGCGCCGTCAATACCGACAGGATTAGCGAACCAGTGCAGGCGGGAAGGATCCCAGATCGAGAAGATGATGCCCTTCTGCTCGCCTGCGAAATCCCGCCAGGTCGACTCGATATAGCGCTCGCCCCACTGCGCCGATTCCGGGAAGTTGAGGTTCGGGAAGGGTAACTGGAATGAGCCGACGCCGCCTCGCCCAAGATACCCCACACGGAACTGTGGCAACCCGGCAACGAGCGAAGCCAGGTCGCGCCCAATCCGTGCCAGTCCCGTGTGGAGGTTCGGGGAGTCGCCGAGGAAGAGTATGGGGATCGGTTGCATCAGTCTGCACCTTTCATTTCAGTAACGGACACATACGGTGCGCCGGGCTCACGGGGTGTAGTGGCCGCCTCAATCGTCTTGACCGGCACGCCCAGTTCAACGAGCCGCTCTTTACTCAGCCGCCCACCCTTACCCGAATAACCCAGCGTGATACGATGGAAGCCGAATTTGACGCTCTTGACGTCTGCGGTCGCCAGCATGGCACCGATCTCCAGGTTCAGCTCCGCGAGTTCGGACTCGATAGCGTCCTGCTGATACTTGAGTTCGATACGCCGCGCTGCCAGCTTCTCGAAGTCGTTCTGGACGAGATATTGCGACTCGGACCATTCCGGTGCTGGCGGCTGAGAATTCGGTACAAATGGCATAACATTCCTCGACTACAGTGTAGTGGCCAATTCGGTGCGTGTGGGTGGTAGTGTAGGCGTGGTGTGGTATCAACACAAGACACAAAATGTAGTCGGGTGTGGTCGTGTCCGACACATCATTTGAGCCCACCCCAGGTCTTTGCGAACGCACCCTTCGCACCAATCGGGATCATCAGCTTCACCGCTTCCTGCAGTTCGTTGCGGATGAGAACATCAGCGACATCAGCGATATCTTCGTCCATCTCGAAGATTAGCTCGTCGTGAATTTGTAGTATCGGCTCGATGTAATGGCTCTCACTCCACAACTGCGGCAGCACACGCTCCCAGATCCCTTTCATGCCGAATTTGAAGATCTCCTGCGCTGTGGTCTGGATGTCGTGATTGAGACAGACACGTTCCGTCTCCGATCTCAAACGGTTGTTGAAGGAATTCATCGCGGGCAGGTATCGAATGCGCCCGAACATCGAACGCACATACGCATTCTGACGGGCTTCGGACTTCTTCTCTTCCATCAACCGGCGCACGCCAGGATAGGCGTCGACCAGGTACGCATCGATCATCGCTTTGCACTCAACTTCACTGCGGTCGATCCCCCGCAGCTTCATCTGTCCCTGAAGCCCCTGCGAGGTGAGGCCGTAGACAATGCCGAAGCCGATACTCTTCGCACTGTCCCGTTGCCAGGTGCCTTTGCCGACCTGATCCATAGGGAGTCCGAACACGAGAGATGCAGTCTTCTGGTGAATGTCCTCGCCTGAGAGGAAGATGTTGATCAGTGTCGGGTCTTCACTTCGATGCGCCAGCACTCGCATCTCGATCTGATCGAGATCCCAGGAGCCCAGCACACACCCGTCTTTGGCGACGAAGCCGTCACGGATCGCTTTGCCCAGCTTCTTGCCACCCACTTCACGTTGCGAGCGGGCTGGGATTGCCATCAGGTTAGGTTCGCTGCATGCCAACCGTCCACTCGGTACGCCGGTGATGCGGAGTTTGGGGTGGATCCGCCCGTCCTGCTTCATCCACTTGCCGAGCCTGTCGGTGTAAGTTCCCTTCATCTTCGACAGCTCGCGGTAGTCAGCGATCAGTGCCAGCACGGGATTGTTATCGAGCATCCGCAACGCTTCGATAGTGGTGTCATCAGTAGAGGGTTGCTTCGAGTCAGGGTTGTAACGCTGGACCGGCATCTTCAGGACGCTGAACAGAAGGTTCGCGACCTGGAGGGGTGAATTGGGATTGAGATCGTAGCCGATCTCTTTACGGATCTGCGCCAGACACGCCTTCTTCTCAATTTCGAGGTCACGCCCGAGCTCTTTGAAGTACTCCGCGTCGACCTTGAAACCGATGTGCATCATGCGGTCGACCATCGGAATGACCGCGATGTCGAGGTTGTACGCGTCGGTGAGCCCCATATCTTCGATGCGCTGCTTGAGAATGGGATAGATCACCCAGGTATCGTCGGCATCACCAGCGGAATAGTTGGTCGCCTTCTTACGCCCCTCCGGACCAAACACCGTTTCGAGCGCATCCAGGCCCGCTTCCGGCATCGCACCAAACATCAGCGCCGCTGCACCGGTCTGGTCGGGCAGATCCTCCTCGACATCCTCCCAACGCTTACGAGGGTCTTTGGCGGTCTTGGGATCCGGGAAGAGGTGAATGATATCGGGCGGCGCATTCGCACCAGTGAGCGCGGCGTAGGCTTTGCGCGGGGTTCGACACTCGATCCAACCAGTACGTGTCTTGTTGTACCTGCCGACCGTGATGCCGAGTGCGGTCAGCTCCTTCTTCAGCGCCGTCATCTCTTTCTTGTCACGAGTGCGAGTGCTCAGAATCTCGCCCTTGTGCACGCCGAGAATCCCTTCAATGCGCCGGTTCAGCGACTGCGGGCTATAGATCCTGGGCTCCTCATCCTCGAAGTACAACTCCTCCGCACTCGGACCCCAGTCGTGATCGGCAATCTTCTCCAGCCAATCCAGCGCCAGCTCGCGACTCGCGGGGCCGATCACTTCCAGGTAACTCTCACGCCGCAGCCCACGGTGCTGGTATGCCAGTTCCTTGAGCCCAACCACCGAGACGCGGAGCAAGGACGCCATCACCATCGTGTCGTCGAAGTTGGTGACCGTGACCTGCATGTCTCGGAGTACTGCCAGATCGTGAAGGGAGTTGTGCAGGATCACGCGGGAGTGCTCGATTTGACGCCGGAACTCGAAGAGCGGGACACGATCATTCACCCGGATAACGTGAGCGCGCCGCGGCTGGTTCGAGAAGGAGAGCCCCCAGGGGTTGCCCTTCAGACCTTCCGTATCGACTGCTATGAGTGGTGGGTGATGCAGCCAGTCCACATCACTGGTCGAGGTCGCTTCCAGATAGATGTAGGTAGCGTCGGGAGATTCCCACACCGGCGGCAGCAGCTCACCTTCCAGAACCTTACGTGCTTGGTCAAAGGCGTACCAGATCTGTGGCTGCAGGTCCGGCTCGTACATGCGCAGGTGGTTCGGGATCACAATTGCCGGGCGGATCAGTTCAGGTGAGGTGAAGTAGTGGGGCAGTCCGATCACTTCACCCAGATCCACATCCTTACCCAGGAATCGTTGGGTGGGCATACGCCCCAGCGTCATGATGACTTCGGGCTGGCACATCGAGAGCTGGAAAGAGAGCTCCTCCTCATCGATGTCCTTCTCAGTGATTCCAGAACGGTTCTCCACCACTTTCAGGCAGAGGTTGGTGAGGAAGACCCGCTGACGACTCCAGCCCAGCACCCAGCGCAGATAGCGGGTCAGCTCGTTGCCCGTAACGGCTCGCGGGTGGAATGGTACGCCCGTCTTCGATTCCACTTCACCAGGATGTTCACCGATGATGAGCAGGCGAGCGGGCCAGGGTCCTTGACCTGGAACGATGCTGAATGTGCCACTCATGATCGCTTCTGCTTCCAGATCTCTTCCACTACACCCGCCGCGATGCCTTTGCCGATGCCGGTGATCTTGCGCCACTCCTCGACAGGCGCGAGGATCATGTCGACCACACTCGTGTAGTGTTGCTCGACAGCTTGAGCACGCTTCCAGCCGACGCCTTTCAACTGTGCCGCCATGCGTCGGAGTAGTGATGTGGGTAGGAGTGGCGGCTCGCCCGAGTAGTCGAACGCGCAGCCAGAGCGGTGTTCATCGAACGTCTTGTCGGTCCACCAATGGTGAAGATTCGAGATGCAGCGCGCCGTCTCGTTCTGGTCGTAGGTGCGCCGCACATGGACGTTGTAGCGATTCTCCATGGTGGTCAGAAACCCGTCGAGATCGCGATACATCCAGCGTTTGGCACCGAACTCGGCACTGCGCCAGCCGCTCTTACCTGGCACCTGCAGCACACCGGTTTGTGGATCCGGGCGATAGCGACCCTCCACCACGAGATAGACGCGGTGATAGTCGCGCAGCAGTCCCGGGAGTTGATGGCCTGCGAATCTCCCGTCCACCATCGAGCACAGCATGTCGGCGAGCGCTTTCCTCTCGACACCGATCATCAGCGGGACGCCTTCCGGGCCATTTCCCAGGAACATCGCGTCACCGAACTGCAATCGGCTCAATTTGGCCTGCTGTGGGGTGAAGAACCGCATCAGCTCGCGACTTCCGACTCTGTCGTCCAACAAGATCATTTCGTTTCTTCCAAGGTCGAGCGAGGCGCTCATGGGTTGAGAATCTCCGGCCACATTTCACACAGCGACGGTTGCGCCAGATGCGGCGACCGTTATCGACGGGACGCGAATCGATGACGCGGGCGACGCCGTCACACTTGGGATCGGCGCAGCGCATCATGATTCCCAGTCCTCGACATTGGAGCCGGGGAACACATCCGCAGCCAGGTATGGGAAGGCGTTGGTGCGCAGCGGCCCGATCTGGCTGTATACCCGATGTGTGATGAGCGGGTTCTGGGTGCACTTCAGCACTTTGGCCTGGAACGGTGAGTCGGTATCTTCGGGGTTGAAGTAGGTCTGCACAATTACCTGGCAGGCAAACCCGATATCACTGAACCCCGCCCGCTCTTTCTTGCCGGTGCGCCTGCCCTTCTCGGTGCCGGTCTTGGCATCGGTGTAGTTCTGCCACTCGTCCTTCAGCCGATGGATCATGATCAGGTTGGTGTCGGAGTCGAAAGCGGCGCGGATGAGTCGCCTGAACCCGTTATTCACTGCAACGTAGTGATGCGGCATCACATTCGTCAGCTTGCCGAACGCCTCTAATCGTGTCTGCTCCCAGATCTCGGTGGCGGTGTCCCACACGATGGTGCGGATCTCGGTACTGCGAACGGCGTGATCGTAATCCTTGCGGAATGTCGTCATCACCTGCTCTGCCAGCAGCTGCGCTTTCGGGTCGTTGGAATCAGGGATGTCGTAGTCGAGCTGGTAGATCTTCTTCTTCGTCGCGAATTGTTTGAGCGTGAACTCGGTATTGAGATCGAATTTGAAGAACGCAATCGGACCGGGCGCTGTCAATGCGAGATCGGTCTTGCCGGTGCCCCAATCGCCTTCTATCGACATCACCATGCGACGTTTGATGGTGGAGTCGACCAGTTTGAAGTTAGGCGGTAATTGACCAGTAATGGGTAGAGTAGATTGTGTCGTCTGAATGGGCATCTGAATCTCCTTCTATAACCAGCCTTCAGCACGTGCGTGGTTGACACACATCTGAAAGGCGTCATCGACTTCTTGTTGTGTGAATTGGAATTGATAGGCGCGGATCTGTGGCCCGGACCCTTTCCAGTCACCGACGATGAACCAGACCCGTAATCGTGCGGTGAGGGTCGCCAGCGCCTTGCAGTAGCACTTCATCTGCACATGCCAGTGCCAGAAATAGCTGGTGTCGTCGATCTCGTGGGATGACGACACGTACGTTGCTTTGTATTCTTCGAGCGCGTAATCGGACAGGTCAATGGCGTCGGGTGACATCGCGATCCCTGACAGATACAGCTCGCCGGGCCTGACCAGCACGCCATCCGACTTCTTGACTGCTGTGTCGCGGAAGACCTCACTCAAGAAGCGCTCCCACATGAATCCCATCGAGAAGTACCCCTGACGTGTCTGGTTATCAGTGTCGGGGTAGCGTTTGCCATGGATCGACTTGTCGATGGCCGAGATGATCTGACCGAGGTGAAGCCCGGTAGAACGTGGGGTATCGGCTTCACTGTAATCTTCAGCGACGATCTCGAACGGGATGGGCGCGACGATCACGATTCCACCTCCGGTTCGATACCGTCACCACCGTCAACGACCTGGATTCCTTCCAGCTTGCAGGAGATGCAGCACTGTGTCTTCGCGACGTAACAGCACAGACCGATGAGATCCTTACAGATCGGACACGGGGCCACTTCCCGCGTGAACTCACCACAGATGCTGCAATATCCCTGCATGCCTGCCTCCTATGCGCCTGCGTAGACGATGCTTCCGTTCGCGGCGTCGTAGAACACACCACGCTCCACCAACGACCCGAGGAACGCGTCCTGGATCAGTATCTGCAGGATCGGCGAACGGTTGGCGTCGGCGGGAAGCTGGTTGAACACGGCAGTGGCGAGCGTCTTCTTGTCGAGCGTCTTGTCGGGTGCAGCCTTGAGTGCGATCACCAGAGCGTTTGCGGCTGCGGGTTCGAGAGCGCTATCGACTGCCGCCTGAGACCCATTCGCGCCTTTCGCCTTGCTCGCGGGTGCGCCCTTGCTCGCGACAGCGACGCCCATGGCCTGCAGGTTGTGGATCTTCGCGACCACCGCCAGCGCCTTCTTCTCCATCTTCTTGTTCCCGATCTGGCGCTCTTTGGTGGCCTCGTGCATGATGTCGACATCCAGCCCCATCAGGAGCGTGATGTCGTTGCCGAGCTTGTCTTCCGGGAAGTTCGCGTTCACGAGTGCGTGAAGGAACTGGAAGAGGTTGGTGCCGTCGTTCAGACCACCAGAGCTGCCGACCTTGCGCAGCCGCTTGCCGTCTTCGCTGGGGGTGAGGTTCTTGATATCGCCAGCCGAGTAGTACTGGGTATAGGTGCTGTCGTCGGTGCCCTTGTATTCGACACCGAGCGCAGGTACTGCATTCGGCTGCGTGCCGTTGTAGTCCCACAACGTGAACTTGGCTTCGAGGATCTTGTAGCGGCCTTCCGGCACCATACCGCCGCCGTGGATCGCATCGCTGGGCTTCAGACTTACATATTCATCAGACATGATTGGAATCTCCTATGTTGAGTTTGGGAAGCGGGTCAGAGAGCGTGAGATCGGAACGAACAGCGGCCTGGAACCAGCGCGGCGCGAATTTGCGGTGTCTGCGCCAGAACCAGGTCCACTGGTCGTCGATGATGAACACTTCGCACTGGTCGTCTGCAGAGCGCATGCCACGGCCACTGGCCTGCACAATCGTCTGCATGGCGACATACGGACCGTAGTCGGCGTCCTGCTCACTGCGGGCTTTGGTGATCGAGGAACGGGTATCAGGAAAGGGAATCTTCGCGATGATGGCGTACTCGCACTCTTCAAACGGCAGATCCCATCCGGTTGTCATTGACGGGCTGACCAACACTGCGGGCGGATCGGCGCGTCGGAACTTCTCGACGACGGTACGTGTATTGGTGCCGTCGTGAACGTGCATGATGGAGCGGTTGCGCGAGAGCGAGAACAGCAGGTTGCGCCGCGCATAGGATGTGGTGTGGATGACACCCTTCCTGTCCTCGCGCCTGTCGATGATCTGGTCGATACGGTTCACCCAGGTGCGCTGCTCCACATCGGTCCACTTGTGATGACAGCGCACTGATGGGACGTAGATCACCGGGCGGCGCGAGACAGGAAACGTGCTGGGATACTCGAAGAACTGGAAGTCCTCTTTCTTCACACCCAGATATTCCAGCGTCTTCTCCTTGATCGTGGCCGACACCAGCACCACTCGCGGGATATTCAGAAAGAGGTACTTCTCCGCGTACGGTGCTGCCCAGACGGGCGCGATCCTGACACGCTTCGGTTCGCGTTCCACCACCCAGACGCCTTCCATCTGCGCGATCACTTGAATGCGTTTCAGCAGGCTCTTCAGCGTGTGTGCCTCCCGCAACAACGCCGTCTCCGGGTGATCGCCGGAATCGCGAGCGGCCTTGATCTGATCATCGAGAGACGCGACACGGTACTGGGTGACAGCACAAACTTCCTGCGCCCAGCGCTTCCATACGAGCGGGTCTTCACCGGCAGGCATGTGGCGACCGAGAATGGTCTCGACGTCAAAGTCGTTGAGTTCCACTTCCATCGAAGAAGCCAGTTCGTCGGGTGCGTTGTGCGCTTCATCCATCACCAGCAGATCGAACTTGCCGAGTCCATCAGAGTAGCGGTGCTGTGCGATCCAATAGGTGTAGTTGGTGACGACCAGCTTCGCGGATCGCGCCGCCATGACAGCATCGAAGTAATAGCAGCCGCCTTTACGCAGACTGCACAGCGCACCGGCATGACAGGGACCGGCATCGCAGTTCTCACTACCCGACAGGCCCTGACCCCGAAACTCGCCGCCGAACTTGAGCGCCTTGCACGGGTAGTTGTTCTGGCCGCGCACGTCGACCAGACCGCACTCGGCGAAATCCTGAACGAGTTGGGTTTGTAGACCTTTGGTGGAAGTGAGGATTGCCGTGCGTTTGCCGGTGAGGATGGCCTGGACGATGTACATCACCGTCTTGCCGAAACCGGTAGGAGCGTTCGGAACCGCAAATCTCTTATCGCAGTCGATGAGGGCGAGTACGGCGCGATCCTGAGATGGACGCCAGCCGACGAACTTATCCGGGAGTCCGAGAAGTGCCGGGTCGGGAAGGAGGAGGCTCATGACATGCGCACATGCGCACATCTGCACATGCCCCCTTGTACCCTTACCCCCCTACCCCCTACCCCCCTAACCCCCATACCGCGAAGCGCACATACGCCCCGGTCATGCGCACATTCGCAGCACCTCAAAACGAGTGTGTCCAAGATATAAGAAGGAGAGTATGAGAGGAAACATTGCATCTCAGAGTTCCTCGTCTCCATCAACCGGTACGTGGATGAACTTGCTCGGCTGAAGGTTCACGAACTCCAACTTGCTCTCGGCGATGGCACGGACGTCAGCGAACCGCTCCTCGATGCCATCCAACCAGGCCCGGCCCCAGTACGGTTCGGAGATGAGGGTCGACTCCGCACGCCGCTTCTCGCCCGCCAGGATGTAGGAGATCTCCCCCCAGGCCTTCTTCTTCTGCAGGTCGGCGATGGACTCGGTGAGGTGGTCGAGGTGGTTGAGGATCGCTGCAGCGGCCATCCTTCGCCTCACAACGGCGTTTGCAGCGTCGATGTTGGCCTCGACGGATGGGACGGCCTTCTCGATCCGCGAGAGCTGTAGGCAGGCCAGGAAGAAGCCATACCGCATCAGGTCGCCTGTAGTGCGGAATGGGAACTTCTTGCTGCCACAGATATCGGTGCCCCAGGCGAGAAGCTGGCCGGGTGCTCGAAACTGGCAGCGAGCGGAGTCGCCATTCTCGTCAACGGACGGGATGACGAATTCATCGGATGAATGCTGGAATCCGGGTTCTGGGTCAGGCTGATCGATCTCAGGCATCGTGAAATAGCGACGACGACGGGTCTCGGCCATAAAGCTGCCTCCGTACGTTGGCGAACATTGAATTGTTGGATTAGGGAAGTCGGGTCGGGATGTTCAAGCGCCGTCTGATTGGGGCGGTGTCGTCTGAGCAAACCGGCGAGACGGGAAGCAGACTACACCCGCACCACACTGTAGTACAGCCACAAAATCTAGTGTTGTCAGTAGGGATCTTCCGCAATTTCGGAGAAGCGCTCTTCCCACTGCTCGAACATGCGATCAGAGCTGATATCGGATTGCTGCCAGTTGGTGGGGACGGAGCCGACTTCGACCCGAGAATGGCTGTCCGTCTCGATCTGCGAGTTCCAGTCGTGGGCCGCCCACACTGCCATGAGAAGTGCGCGCATGCGGTCGTCGTGAGCGCCATACGCGGCTTTGGCGGCCATCTTGATAGGATCCTGCACGCAATCGGTCATCTCCTCCACAAAGTAGTCGCTGCGGATGATGATGCCGCCACGATTGATGTGTCGTGAGCCGCGGATCCAGAGATCGCGCACGGATTTGGGTGATGCGGTCCAACCCAGCACGTTGGTCGGTTTGGTGGTCATGGAATCGAGGTATTTCCAGACGAAATGGTTGGTGTAGCCGTGCGCGTTGATCATCTTCCGTAATGTGAGGAGTCCCGGTCCGGGATAGACCTCGATGATGCAGAGACACTGCTCGTCATCACTCTGACCGCTGTAGAGGCGACCCAGCACGTTTGCGACGTCTGCCAGGTCCTCAGGGTCGATGGGAGCCGCGTATTCGCACACCTGGACGTCAGGTTTGCCCATTCGACCGACTTTGATGATCTCGATAGCGCCATTATCGGTCTTGGTGTCGTCTTCGGTTCTGAGCGTGCGATCCCAGTTGGTGATGCCGACAGTCGGGTCGATTCCCATCACATAGGTTGCTCGCGGGTTGGGTTCTTCAAACATCCAGCAGATTCCACGCGGATCCTGGTCGAGCATGGTGCTGGGCAGCAGCTCGAGATGGTTGGTGCCCTGGATTGTGTAGCCGGTGGGTCGGCTCATCGTTCGCTCCACCATCCCAGGCGCACCGACTTCGAGAAGCAGGTGAGCCAGAGACCGGTAAAGAGCTTGGTCTCACCTTGCTGGTAAGCTCTCCGGTAGAAACCAATGGACATCAGAACGAAATGGCGAGCATCGATCAAAGGAACGCGCAGCCAGCTCGACCACATACCATCCCGATAAGACCAGGCGATCCATCCCACATCCGGTGAGTACTTCATAAACTCCCAACTCTCACGTCGTAAGGCTTGCCACGCGTACATTCCAGCCGCAGGCGCTCGATAACTTCCGGACTGAATGCAGCAACAGTGGTGTGCTGGAAACTCTCCTCGGGAGTGGCGGCATAGTTGGTCAGGAAGAGGTTCAGCTTGCCCGCATCGAAGTATTCACGGCGGGTGGTCTCATACCAGTACAGCGTGTCTCTGCCGAGCAGCGCGTCGTAACCCACGAACTCGCGTGACGTCTCGTACACTTTCTTAGCGTGCATCAGAGTGAGATCGGATGGCGTCCAGGCGGGAGGTGGAGTACGGCGATATTTCTTCTTCTCCGCATAATACGGTACGAAGCAGTAAACCCAGCGCGCTGTACGACCCGCCCGCACACGCTCTGTGAATTCATGCCAGTAATTGCGCCGACCCTGGGCTGTCGATTCCAGGATGCAGAGGGTGTACGGGTTCTGGGGTAGTGTCGGGAAGAAGTCGTGTTCCAGCATGTCGGGATAGCTTAGTGATGCGACTTCAGTGATGTGCGAGACGTCGAACTGGCGGCCCTGACCGAGACCGGATTGTTGGTTGCCTTGCTGGTACAGAATTCGCGAGTTCAGCGCTTCAAGATAGATGTGCTCACCCTTGACATTGAAGCCCGGAGAATCAGGCCAGCCGCGGGGACTCAGATACCATGGCAGGTTGTCAAGGATTAATTTGTCGCGGTCGTAGAGCTCTTGAACCTTGTCGTCATCCACTGACGCTGCCATGCCTCTTGTGTGAGGGTGCAGAGTCAATCGATGCATGCACGCCACTCGGGAGTACATGGTGTGACCGACCTGGCGATCCTTGTGGTCGACGATCAGAATTCCATCAGCAGTCGCTCCAATCTTGAGCGCATCGACACCCAATTCCTCAGCGCGGGCAATCTTGTCGTGCAGGATCTGTTGCGTCTCCCATAACTTCAATTTGCCGATGCCGCCACCCTCGACACCGTCGCGCTGGATTGTCGCGTACCGTTCAGCCCAGTATAAGAAGTCGATGGGGCAGAGTAGACGCTCGTTGCGAATAAACGCGCTCTCCTCCTTGCTGAGCGGGCGTTTCAGCTGGCCATCCGCCTTTCTCAGTGATTGGAGGTGGTCGGCGATATCGAGCACGTTAGGGACGTCGTAACGGATGAGCTTGAAGCCGAATTCACGCTCCAGGCGCTCCACATTCTCCTGTACGACGCGTTGGGAATACAAAGTAGCTACTCCTCAGCCTGTTTACCGACTTTGCCGATCTGTTCAGCCAATTCGGTGAAGTAGTCGCGCTCCTCATCCGTGTAGAGCGTCACCGGGTCGGCACCGCTGGTGTCGGCTACTGGAGGTCGGATGTGGATGCCGGTATAGGCCAATTCGAGCTCTTTGATGTCGTTCATGCGCTGTAATTCGAGCCGAATGGCCCGCAATTCACGAATAACCGGCTTCAAACGCATCAAATTGACGTTCATTCGACCAGCCCCTGCTTCTTCATGTAGTACTGCTTCCAGAAGGGCGACAGGGTGCGGTCGACGAGGTCGCGTTCATCGGACCAGGCGAGCTGGAACGCTATCGTGTTGGTTCGGGCGAGCCAGTCCATCTCGGCTGCGGTTGCCAGCTTGATTTCGGTCTTCGGGATGAAGATCTTGCGCTCACCGGGCACCCAGAGCAGCTTCTCGGGGTCCAATACCGCGGTCGTCGTGACTCCCGCCATCAGATTCAAGAATTGTCGTCTGTTCACTTGTCCACCACCTTAATTTGCTCGACGTCATCAATCGTCATCGCGTACTCATCGCTCAGGATCTTGAGAAATGGCCCTAGCAGGCTGGGATCGCTGAAATGCACGCGTAATGGGCATCGCCAGGCGCATGCTTTGGCTAATTTCGCCAGATCGTCGTCGTATTCATCGAGTCGGAAGTCGTAAAAGTTCAACTTGCGCTCAGGTCTGGGACCCAACCACACGCGCCAGCTCATTCGCCGCCGGTGCCGAGCTTGAGGACCTTCTGCGAGGTCATCAGGAGCTCTTCGAGAGCGGAATCCATGCCGAAATTGTTGTTCTGGACCGCAAACATCGGTACTTTCTTGCCAATTAACCCCGCTGCTTCACTCACGATCTCGCGGGCGACCTTATCGCCCACGTGGCGCACTAATCCGGTCTCGTTACATACCGGACACGCTCGGATAATGGGCTTCTTGCCATCATCGCCACCCTCACTGACGCGTTTCAGGCCGTCACAGCGCGGGCAACAGACCATACTGGAGCGCGCATCTTCCACCATATCCGCCATCATGTCCGGCACCTTCGACATCATCCGCATCATCCCGACGTGGAGCTGGTGATTGCGCCAGATATCGTCCACTTCACTCAAACTGACGTTGAACTTCTTGCAGAGTGAGGCGAAAGAGCTGGTGCGGTAGGCCGGATCCAACCTTGCTGCCAGGAGCATCTCGATCTTCGGCTCAGAACACACTTCAAGAGCCGCCTGGAACTCGGTCTCGGGCACGTTCTCGATGAAACGGCGCATCGCTTTGTCAGCGCGGGGGCGGACGGGCAGCTTGCGACCCGCATTATCACGACCTTTACCGGCTCTCGGCACCGGATCCTCCCCCGGACGTAACTCGCCTTCGGCGACTTCCGTCCTCCCTCCTCATATTCCTGGTCATTTCAGCGTCTTTCGAGGCGCGGGAGACCGGCATCCTCATCCTCTATATATATGCGACGCTCACGGGCAGGTGGTTGCCAGCCTTTGACCACGATCCAGGCCGGTTCCGGCTTGTCCGATGCATAAGGTTTGGTGAGTTGACCGGCAAAGTGGGCAGCGTGCGGGTTGTAGATCTCATCCGCCAGCACTACCAAGCGTGTTAGGACGTCGGTGTAGTACGCCCAGCCACCCCTCCCGCCCGTAATGAGGACACAGCGGAGAGTGTGGGGGGTCGGTTCGGGCTCTTCGCGCTCGACGCCGAGGGTGTAGTTGTCGGAAATGGTGTGGTCGGACATGTGAGGGACGATACCACACCCAGCACCAGTGCGGGAAGTTGCGGTGACGTGATAGAATTCCGCCCACTTCAAGAGATTGGACGACGACACCCAATGATAACGATCACGTTCACGATGATGCAGTGGATCTCCGTCATCTTTCTGATGATTTCGCTCGGCAGCCAGCTGTTCGCGGCGTACTGCGCCCACAAACGGGCAAAAGTGCTGAAAGTGTGGGACGCCGCACTGGATGAAAGGGAGAAGGCGATCTTCAATCTGGAGCCGGACCAGATGGCGGCGCGGGTCACCAGCCTGGTGACGGTGCAGATCAGCGACGGGGCCGAGATGCTGGAGCGGGCGCTGGGCGATATCGATTACCTGCACGACCTCTTATATAAGGACACTCCGCATCCTGCGGACTGTCCTACATGTCATACGACGAGAAGTGAGCTGGAGAAGCTGATCGCGGCGCTGAAGTCGGCGAAGGTCGCGGTCGAGGGGCGCAGAGAAGGTCGTGGTGAGTAATGGCCTGGGAAACCTATGACGATAGCTGTCCGGGATGCCAGCCGGTACTCATTGATGTGCTGAGCGGCAAGAAGTTGCCCGACGACGATCCTGCCGTGCTGGCGATGGCGAAGATCTGGGCCAGTACCACCCTACCCGAGCGCCAGGCATTCCATCGCGTCACCTGCCTGAACTCCAAGGCCATAGCGGATCTCGCTGTAGTGCACAAGATGATGCTGGCGTTCGTCGCGGAAGGGCAGAAGCTGTGAGAATCGACCGCTACACTATCCGACGACTCATCGATGGGCTGGAATACGCCATCCGCGCAGAGGAGCATGACCTCGCGACACACGACCTGGTGTTCACCGGGTTCGATCTCCGGCGACGGGTGGCCGGGTCGAAACGGCGCATCTGGGTGTGGCGGTCACTGGTCAGAGATCTCGAACTCGTCCTGGAGCGCCGCAAGAAAGGACCGGTCATCGACATCTGAGCGCATCCTCCCCTGCTCTCGTCACGCTTCGCGTGCCGTTCGCTCCCCACCTTGACCGTCATGTGATCGACGACCGTCATGTGATCGACCCGAGCAGCGTCAGCTGCGAGGGTTCCCCTTCTGCCGGTATTACCTCAGTCGTGGGATCGGCAGGTCCACAATTCCGAACGCGGTCATGAGGTACAGGACCACGCAAATTCCGGCCACAATGAAGATGATAGTCTTGAAGGGTGCTGGCATCGGGATGTAGGTCGTGATCAGCCACACTACCAGGCCCAATAATGCGAGAGTCAGGATCAGAGCAATCATGGTTACCACCTCAGTGACGAGCGTATCAGAATCGGTGTAACGGACACGTACAGTCCTATACAGTGATTAAGCTATCGTGCTGGGTTACGCCCTGGAAATTTATTTGTTGTGGCTGAGCGACCGAGCCACAGCCGGGTGGCCGGGGTGGGCGACCCCTTGGACAATGGCGGGCGGGTGGCGGTGGCAGGGGCGAACTACCCCGCCAGCGGCAGGCGGTGGTGGTGGTGGGGTAGTGAGCAGAGGAGTGGAGTTGGTAGCATGAGTGGTAGTGGGGAGCGGTGTCAGGCTGTAAGGTGTTGAGTTAATGGGCTTGCCCTCCTGCTTGACAAGCATGTGGACAATAGGCCAGCGTGTCAGGTTATCGGCTCACCCTCGACGTTGATGGGGTGAGTGGATCGCCACAACCTAGCGAGCTTACCAGCTGGAGGGAAGAACCAGTCACGCGGCGGCAGCTTCGTGCCAGGCGCGACCTCGTGTAACGCCACTCCGACCGCCCAGCGCCGACCGCATTCAGCCGTAGTACACCGCTTGACCCACGGTCCTCTATGACTCATCTGATGGACAAGTAATGTGCCGCAGTGCAAGCAGTAGAACTCCACCACACCAATAAAGCGTGCGTATATAGGATGCGATTCACTCATACTCGGCTGCCACAATATCAGAGATTCTGATGCTGTGAGTAACTGTGTGTGTCCGTTATACCGGTTCAGCACCACCACACTCCACCCAGCAACAAGATTGGTGTTGTACGTTTACTGGCATGTGTGTATAAAGGTGATGGAGGTTTGATATGAACGACACAACG